TTTTACTTTATTAGTACCATAAATGATTTAATATACATGAAGAACAGATTGTCGCTCTCATTATATATATCATCAGTTGACAATATACCGTCAGTTGAGATGTCGTATTTTTCTCCGGCTTTCTCAACTTCTGCATTTACAATGTCGGATATACTTGTTTCATACTTTTCCAGCAAGGTGGTATCAAGCCGACCTCTTGTCTTGGGAGGAATATACATCTCAACTGTCACGCGAACGCTCGCAAGAGCATTCAAGTTGAACTGGCTCTTATCCTTAATTTCTCCCAGACGGATAACCATGAAACCGCCAGCATTTATCTCCTCCTCCAACTTGGTAGGCATTTCCATCGGATAGATGTACTTTGTAACCTTATCTATGAAGAGAGAATAAACATATTGGTATATCGGCATTCGCCTTGCATCAATCACGCTCATGGGATTTGTTTACAAGGATATTCATATATTCTTGATGGTGTCCCCACTACACCTCTATTGATTACTTGATATAATCTTTCACCAATTACTTTTTCTTGAAACGGAACGCTCATATCCCTATTGTTTTAACAGTTGCCTTCCCTGCAAAATCTTCCTTAATATCGTCATATATGGTTGATAACACCTCAAACCTTCGTCTTGGATTTCCGGCATTTCCTCCTTCCAATATAGGAGCATAAGGCACTGTTGCTGCCAGCACCAAATCCCATCCTATATAAGTGGCAGGAGTATAGTTTGCCAAGAACTCGTCAGCAAGTTTTCTTCCATCTGTCAGCTTGCCATGATACTTTGAGTTGTTAGTTGCCATCTGATACGGATATAAGTAGCCGCTCCCCTGCAAATTGCCTTGATAGAACACAGCCCAAATATAACTATCAGCCAAGTTGTAAGTCTGGTCGGTAAATCCGCTTTCAGAATATGCTTTCTTCAACAATTCGGGTGCATAGGCTATTAGTCGCTGGGTTTGCTCGCCAGCAAGTCTGTCAAACAGTTCTTGCCGAACCCTTTTCAAACCACTCAAATCAACTTTTACTTTTATCGCCATCCACCTTTTCTATTTGCATATATAGTTATAGCACCTAACATCGAAGGTATGCTGTTATCAACTTGCATCTTAATTTGCTCTCCCATAACATCACATTCTATCCAGTCCTCATTACGTACCGGATTGATGTACTTCCCGTCCTCTCCTTTTATCAAAGGAATAGAAACAACGTAGTCGCTTGTTTGAGCGGTCGAACCGGATTCAGCAACAGAAAGATTCACGTCCATTACTCCTTCATAGACGGTATCTTCTTCATCGTCACCCATAGAGCTTTCGATGATTCTATATATACGTCCCGAAAAAGGAAATTCTTCTATGTCACTGAATGAAATCATATCACATCTATAATTTTCAAAAGTTTAATCTTTGGGCGAGCAGAGATAAGAACCTCGTAATTCGGGTCGTTATACCTCTTATATATACCCAAAGCATAACTGATTTTATTACTCTGATAGATGTCCGTTTCTGAACCAACTGTACGCTGGAAGTTATTATGAGAGGCAGATTGAGATGCTGTACTTGAAGGGCTTAACAACACTGCGGTAAATATTATATCGGCAGTCATTAAATCCTTTTGCTCTTGGGTCAACGTCATAGCATCCTCGTTTACATCTGTAATGCCGCGGTCAAGAGCAATTCTCATAAATGTATTCTCCTCAAACGAATACCGACAAGATGAAGAAAGCCATTCAAGTATAGTCATATATAACCCTCCAAGTTTAAGAATCAGCAGTCGAAGTATCAACAACAATGTGTTCCATAAACTCGGTCAACACTGGCATATAACGACCGATAGCATCAGTATGATATGCCTTGTAGATACCGTTAGGAACTACCTTGTTAATAATATAAACCAAGTCATTCTGTGCAGAAGCGATTGAATAGTCAATCGTCTTGTTTGCTTCACGCTGCAACAAGATAACATCGGCAACATCAGAGTGAACAACACGACCAGCAAAGCCAATAGGACGCAGAACTGCTACGCCAGCCTTCCATCCTTGTACAGTCTTAATCGTTTTGATGTCTTGTACCACTTGTTCCTCTTTCACAATGCGGATAGGAGAAATCTTAGATACAGAAGAACGAGAATACTGAATAAGCTGCTCCCAAGAAATGATGTTAGTATCAATGCCGGAAGCACCATTAGTAACAACAATAACTTTATCGGGCGCATACAAGCGAATCCAACGGTTAACTTCTTCCTTGAAGTATTTGTTGTTCAACAAGTGAGTGATAACCATGTCATACGGCAAATCCCATTCCATTGTACCAGTAAATCCAGTACGGTCACGGAAATCTTTCTCAATCTTTGCCATTTGTTCCGGAATGTTAGCTTCTGCGTTCGTCCATACTCCCTTACCAGCCTTAACAAAGTTTTCAGTAGGCACATACTTCGGGAACTCATGTACGACACCGGACATACCACGAGAATCAGCATTGCTGTACTGACCTCCCTTAGACAAAGCTTGTGCGGCAATGTTAGAAAGACGGTAGTTGTGTGTCTTAATCAAGTCAGCAACACCACGTACATAACCTTCCAACAAAGTAGCATTAGCTTCACCAAGTTCATTCAAGCGTGCTTTCAATTCCTCTTTTGAAAGAGAAGTTTCAAACAAGCCTTTACCGAACTGAGGGATAGTACCAGTTCTCTGTTCCCAGCCTTCGTTATCCATCTGAGCAACTTCACTCAACGGTGTCATTGCATCAGCCATCGGAACGGGGCGGCGAGTAACATTATAGATAGTATAAGCAGGGTCAAGCTTCGGGCGGCTCATGTCAATAGGGTACTTGCCACCATCAACAGTAAAGTGTTCCTGCCAGAAGAACTGGTTTGCATCCATGACGATTTTCTCGTCAATGAGCGTCTGAATAAATACGCTCGTACCGTCAGAGTTTACCAAGCCTCTTTGATAGAGTTGGCTTACTAACTCGTCGGGATTAAATTGATATTTATATGCGTTTGCCATAATTCTACTCCTTTCCTTTAGATTTCAAATACACCTTCGATGTAGTTGCGGTTCTTAGCCAATACATACTTCGGAAGCGGTTGCATACGTTCAACAAATGCACGCTTGCCATAAACAGTGTTGATGTTGTGCTGAACATCTGTAACTCCCCAGCGACCATCAGTCGGAGCGAACTGTGTATCTACTTCGATGAAGGTATTCGGGTTTTTAACCAACACAGTAGCGTCGGCAGCAGCAGCAGTTGCAACGCCACCATTGCTATTAGCAGCTTCAACCAAAATATCATCAGTAGTCAGAGCACCGATTGCAGTGTTAACAGTAAGAATAAACTGCTTGTTCTCTTCATCGAACTCAACAGATGTAACCTTACCAGACTGTCCCGCAGTTTCAACTGTATCGGGAGCTTTCATAAGTACATTGCCTACTTCGGGAATGTGAGAATAGCCAGAACCATCTACATACAGAGTAGTTGTGTCATCAGTAGTAGCCTTTGCCACCTTAAACGTTTTCAGAAGGAAACCCGGTTTCCACAATCTGTATTCGTACAAGTCAGCCGCAAAAGCATAGCCAAAACCCTTATACGGGTTTGCAATGGTAGAGCCATAGAGAACATTGGAACGTTCCTCGTGATTGGCGTCCTTCCACCATACGAACTTGCCACCTCTAAATTGTTTAGCGGAAGCAAAAAAGGTTTCTAAATTAAATTGTGCCATTTTTTTAATATTTAAAGTTTGACGGGTTTTATGGCAGCAAGGTAGTCTTCCATTGTTGTTTTCTTTCCGTCCGGAGATAATGGTGTAATATCACCAATAGAGCTTCTGAATATATCTTGATAATCTTTCAGCAGTCTTTCTGCCTCGGCATTAACATCAGCATCAATTGCGATATTCTGCTTACCAAGATAGTTACGAAAAGATTCATGTAAATCTTCCCTCACCTTAGACTTGGCTGTATCGTATATCTGATTGCGAACAGACTTCGTTTTCTCTTGCAATTCAAACTTTTCCAGCCTATCAAGTTTCTCTTTGTACTCGGCAGGCAACTCAAATTTCGAAGGCTTTTGATTGCCTTCTCCACCATCATTACCTTTTTCAGCCTTTTTCTTCCATTCTTCAATCTGAGATTTATATTCAGCTTCCTTAGCTTCAAATCCCTTAGTCGCTTCTGAGAATGCGTTCTTTCTTGCATGTCCGCTACTTTCAACTGAAATATTCAATGCGGCTACTAAGCCAGCATCTTCAATCGGAGCATCCTTGTAAGCTTCTGCAAATTTCTCAGAGAACTTATCTCTAAATGTTTCACTCAAATCAAAATTACGTTCTTCGCAAATCTGATTAACTTTAGATAAAACTTCTTCTTTTTGTGCCATTGTTCGTCAATGATTTTATTATTTTGAACAAAAATAAATAGCTTTTTCGTTACTCATACTGTGGTTATCGAAAAAGTAGCATATTTATTTTAAGGTATGTAGCTTGTTTTTCGATAAGTGGCATATATCGAAGCTTAGATTGCGTATTTTTGTAGAAAAATAAAGAACCATTATGAGCGAGAAAATACAGAAAGACAAAATTGTTAGTCCATTGCCGGGTTGCCAATATGAAGCCATCCGAAGCAATGCTGACTATGTTGTGCTTACTGGTAGTGGTGGAGGTGGAAAAAGTTTTACATTAGGATATGCACCAATTTCATATCTATATGAAAACCAAGGAGCAAAAGCTGTATGGTTTATGCGTAACGTTGGCGACTTTTTTGACGCTGGTAAAGTAGTGGACGGTCTTAAAGAAATATATCCGCTTATTGACAGACGTTTCAGAATACAACCAAGAGAACCTATTGGAGAAGTCATTAAGGTTCAAGACGATATGGGTGTGAAGTTTTTCAATAGTTCTGAAATCAAATTCCAGCAGTTGAATAATGAAAGTCCCACTGTAATAGATAAGATATTCAAAGGATTGCAGTTTAAGAAAGCCATATTTGAAGAATGCAATAAATTTGAATGGAGAACTATTTCTACTTGTCAAACCCGTCTGCGTGCAAACACTAAGGGTAAAGCCCAAATATATCTTGCTCAAAATCCAGAACGTGAATGCTTCATACGTAAGCTATGTGGTTGTGGTAAGAATGGTGGGGGATGGATTGGAGATGATGGAAAACCCATTAAAGAAATGAATGGAGTTGTTCGGTTCTTCCACATTGTAAAAGGTAACTTGGATGAAGTCTATTGGGGAAATACTAAGGAAGAGGTTTATTCCAAATGCAAAGACATCATAGACAATCTTTTGCAGATTGACCCGGATATGTCTTATGAGGACTTTATTATGAGTATGGTATTCTTTACTTTTGATGTGAGGGATAACCAAGCAATGCTTAAAGCAAACAAAGGTTATCGCGCTATGGCTGCAACATCTGTGCTTGCAGATTCAATGTATGAACCTAATTGGAATTTCTCTATACAAGATGAAAAAGAAGAAGAGGAGGATAATCTTTCCGAAGTGACAGAGGATGATATTCTCAACATGTTTACTCACGTTTCTCCATGTAAATGTAAGAAGGAGCGTATTACCGTGGATATGGCAACTACTGGGGAGGATAACTTTGTAATGAAGCATTGGGTAGGTTTCCATTGCGACGATATACAATATTGCATGAAAAACTCTAATCTTGAAGCTGTAAAGATGATTAAGCAGTTTATGGTTAAGCATGGATTGACTGATAAAGAGCTAATCATTGATGTGCAAGGTAACGGTTTCTTAAAAGAGATTTTCAATCTTGTATCAGCAAATGGTGGAGGTGTCGCATTCTCCGGAGCGATTGCCGCAACTGCTAAGGGAAAGAAACTGTATGAAAGGTTTAAAGATGAAGCTGCACACCTTGCTACCCAAATGATAAAGGCTGGATTGATAACCTATGACAGACAGCTTGCTAAAATGAGATATACACATCAGAAGCTAAAGCGTGAAGGCTCTACTACTGTCTTAAAGCAAATGCAATTTGAGAGTAGAATATTCAAATTTAAACGCTTGCCTTCGGGAAGAATACAGTTTGAAGGAAAGAAGGAACAACATGCTCTGATAAAAGGCTTTTCTCCCGACCTTACAGACAATATCATTATGCTTTGTGGGGGATTGTGTTATGACTGTTATAGGGAATTGGCTGGTGCTACTGGTGGAGAATTGAGAAGGAAATTATCTCTTGAAGATATAATGAACCAAGTAAATGGTACTGCACAACCAACAAGGGAGAGAGGAAAGATTACTAATTCAGATAAGATATTGAAAATTTTAAGCAGCATATAAAAATGATAACGAGAAAAAACATTGATTGGTATTTGTCAGAACCAACGCGGCTGTTGTTGAAGAAGCCTTTTACAAGAGGTGGAAAATTTCAGTCGTGCAAAACTTATATTGGTGATGTTACACTTAACCAAAAATCAACTGCCCAGTTGAGCGATTTGACATTGCAAGAGGTTTCACAAGACCTCTATCTGAGAGAGTACGACCCTTCTCTACACAATATAAAGTATAATAATTCAATTCCTAAGATTGCAGTCAGAGTTGGAGATACTGATATAGTCATAGATGAACTTGTGCTGACAGTTTCTTTGCAAAAGAATATTCATGCGGCACATGTTCTTCATCTCACTGCTAATCCTATTTCTTTTACTCTCTGTAATATAGAGAAGAACGATACCATTAGTAAGAAGTTTCAGAACTTCAAGCTGGAATGGAACATGAGGAATATGGAGCAAATCAAGTACGAACTAATATCCAAGCAGAAGAAAGTTGGCGATGCTGGCGTACTATTCAAATTTGACCCCATAAAGAAAAAGGGAACAGTTAAAGTCTATTCATATGATGATGGATATTCTGTCATACCTAACTATAATGAATATGGGGAAGAAATTTCACGCTCCTTATTTTATAAGATAGATGATTTGACAGAAGTCATTGATACATTTGATGATAAGTACCTTTATCGTTCAATACGAAGCAAAGAAGGAGAGCCTACCAATAATGGATGGGTTACTGAAAGGATTCTTCATGGGTTTAGCCGTAATCCTCTTGTCTACCATAGAGGCAAAGTAGCTTGGGAATATTCTCAAAGTATAATTGAGATAATTGAATTGCTTACAAATATACATGCTGTGACATTAAAGCGGTTTGGTACTTGGGGATTAGTTTTAAAAGGGGAAATGAATGAAGACAGTTTCAAGCGAGATAACGGCACATTAGTTATCAATCTCCCGGCAGACGAAGGTTCAAGCTACAAGACAGAAGCAAAGACGTTGGAGTTTCCAGAGCCGGAAAGTATGATTGCTTATCTGGAATATTTGCTGGAACAAGTTTCAATTGCTTCATCTGTCAGCTTTATCACTCCAAAGGATATCACTAATACTGGAAGCGGTGGCAACGGTATTGCATTGTCTATGCGTAATGATATTGCGTTGGCTACTCAAAGTGTTGCTGATTGGTCTGATTCTATCAATGAGATAACCTATCTCTTCCAAGAGATGTTAGGATTGGAAGAAGACCATACTAATGCTTATACAGATTTGAAGATTAAAGCCAAGCTGAATATTTGGAGCATGGAAACCAACAATACTAAGATTACCAACTTAGCTATGGAATCTAAATGGATTTCCCGACAAACATTGATTGAAGAATCTCCGTCTTCTGCACCGGATGAACTTGACCGAGTAGAAAGAGAGAAGAAGCAAGAAGAAGAAGATGCTATCAAGCAAGCTGAAAAAGCTGAACGGATAAGCAAGAACAACAATACAGAGATTATCGAAACTCCTAATAAAACTACTTACAGTAGCAACGTTTAAAATAATAATATCATGGATTGGACGCAGATTTTAGTATCAATACTTGGAGGGGGGGGGTTCTTAGGTGGAATAGTTTCACTTGTAAACATGAAACCCTCTCGCAAGAAAGCGATGGCAGAGGCTCGGACAGTTGAGATTACCAACCTTGAAAAGTCAATATCAATAATGGAAAAAAGCTACAGTAACATACAAACGTATGTGAACAAGGAAGTAACCCGTATTGAAAATGACCTTTCAGAACTGAAAAAGAAGTATGAAGAAAAAGTTATCTCTATACGGCAGGCGTACATTTGCAAAGTGCCAAGCGAAGAATGTCCCGTGCTGTTAAAGCAAGCAAAGTTTGATATGGCACATGAATGCGATGAATGTAGAGGTTGTGAAAAAAATGAAAAGAAGGAGGACTGAAAATGAATATAAAGAACTATTTTAATATCAAAGAGCTTGTATGCAAGCATGTATATAACAAGTTTGGAGAAATGGCTTGGACGTTTTTTGACCCACGATTGCTTGAAACAATATGCGTCATACGAGAAAAGCTTGGTAAGCCTATAACTGTCAATACTTGGCATTCGGGAGGAGGTCTAACGCAAAGAGGACTTCGTTGTAATGTATGCCAATTAGTAGCTGAAAAGACCCGATTGGAGAAGGTATATGTATCTGCACATCTGCAAGGAACTGCACTGGACTTTGATGTGAAGGGAATGACCGCCTTGGAAGTTCGTAATTGGATTAAGGCAAATCAGATACTTCTTCCTTATCCGGTACGCTTGGAACAAGATGTCACTTGGGTACACTTAGATGTACGTACTGATGGAAGTAATGGCAAAGTAACCTATTTCAAAGGATGAAAAAGGTTCTTCTCCTAATAATCCTTTTGCCTCTTTTGTTTTCATGCCGAACTGCAAAAGACTTGGAGAAAAATACAGAAATAAAAGAGATTATCAAAGAACGGCATGACACTTTAACAGTACACACAAGAGATAGTATCTATTTTTCTGTTATTCAAAAAGGCGATACTGTTTTTAATACTAAGTATATTGAAAAAATCAAGTACATAGACAGAACAGTCATACAGAATGATACTATATATCAAGAGAAAGAAGTCATTAAGGAGAAAGAAGTCATTAAGAAGCATGTTCCATCATGGTGCTGGTGGCTTTTACTAATTAATGCAGCAATCATAGGAATAATCGGAATTAAATACTACGTAAAATGGCGAACGAAGTAAACCCTATACTGAATATATACAATGAAGATGGCACTCCCTTCCACGACATCAGTTTGAGAAAACACACTTTCTCAACTATTGTTATGTCGTTAAATGACAAGATAGAAGGAGAGTTTTATTATAAAGACAATTCACTTTCGTTTACTCTGCAAGAATATGTAGAGTATAAAGGAATAAAGTACATTCTTAAAAATCCTCCCGTAGTTGTTAGAAAAGGAATGACTTCGGAAAACAGCGAGGCAAAGGGAATGACTAAATATAGTTGTACTTTCTACCATGAAATGATTGAATTGTACAACATTCCCTTTACTGACATTGCTATTAGTAGCAGTGAGGAAAGTTATCGTAGCGAAAAACGGACTTTCTCGTGGATTGGTACATTAAGCATGTTCGTTCAAAAAATCAACTCATGTCTTGTCGGAACTAAATGGACTTGCAAGTTACAGCCAACATTTGTAGATGATGGGACAATGAGTGATGTGTTATCATTCAGTAATCAATTTATTTCAGACGTTTGCAAGACTGCATACGAAACATGGAAAGTTCCATTTGTAGTTGATGGATATACTATTTGGTTTGGCAAGCCATCTAAGGAAATACTTGACAATGAAAACAAGCCATACATATTCAAATTCGGACAAGGTGTAGGACTAAAAAACAATGATTGCACACCAAAGAATAATAAGGTCATTACTCGTATTGCTGGATATGGTAGCAACATTAATATTCCGTATGGCTATCCTATAATTACAGATGCAGACGGAAATCGCATTGAGCACCCATATACTCGTGACACGTTAATGCCATCAGTATATGTAGAGGCTGTTAGAAATAAAGTCTTGTTTGGTTCTAAAGACCCTCTTATTGACTACTATGACGCAGATAGCAGCTATCCTACTCCTATCAATCCTCTTGCACCAGTATTCCATATCCAAGAATTTTCCAGCATACGACCTACTATTGAAGGTATGACATACAAGGGACAAGCTATTGACTTGTTCAAAGAAGTAATAGTACCGGAAGGTGGCTGGGATGATTATATTGACCCCGAAACGGGAGAGGTTAGACAGTCGTATTTTGATGTGACGCTTTATCCTCTTGGCTTTGACTTATATGCACAAGCAGCAGTTACAAGTGGAATGACCTTCTCCATGAAGTCCGGTGACACATTAGGAGCTAACTACGAGGTAGCAGTAGATTGGGAAGATGTAAAAAAGAACTTCTATGTAACTGATGAAGCTGGAAACATTGTATTCAAACCAAATGGAGAACAGAGGGACTATGCTAAATATCCAGACAGTACAGACCAAGCTATTACTATTAAACTGACAAAGGACTTAGATACATTTGGTACGATAATGCCAAGCAAGTTCCAGCAAGTAAAAACTGGCGACAAGTTTGTCATATTGCACATTGAAATGCCACAAGCATATATAGACAAGGCACAAGAACGTTTGGACGTTGCCATGAAAAGATATATGCTTGAAAATAATATGCCTTTGTATGACTATCCTTTGAGCTTCGACGAACACTTCTTGGAAACAAACCAAGCAATTCTTGCGCAGATTAAGCCTAATACTATTGTCAGATTCTTGTATAAAGACAATGAGGACGCTATGGAATTATCCGTAAAGGAAATGTCAATCCAATATGGTACAAATCCCCTTCCTACTTATAATATTACCTTAACGGACGAAGTGTCTATTGTACTGAATCAGATAGGACAGATAGCTGATGGACTTAGCAAGTTAGGAAGCCAAGTAGCACAGTTACAAGCTATTTATGGACTTGACATTGTAGGCGAACTGAACAAAAAACTCAGCAGAGTTAAAGATGATACCGCACAAGGAATGATAACTTTCTTGCGTGGATTGAAAGTCGGTAGCTATGTGACCGGAAGTACGGGCGGTATATTCTATGCAGATACAGACGGAAAATCACATGCAGAGCTTGATTATCTGACAGTAAGAATGAAAGCCATGTTCTATGCTTTGGAGATTATCAAGACCGGAGTTATCGGAGGTCGCCAAATGATTACTCCCGGTGGTGCAATCGAATGTATCAAGATAGAAGATAGAAATGATATACTTGACGAAGAAGGTAACAAGACTGGCGAGAATGTTTGGGACTATTGGAGATGTTACTTCTATCAAGATGATGGTACAGAAGCGTTAGATAATCGTTTCCGCGCTGGGGATATGGCTTTAGCACAAGACTTCAATATTAAGGAGGGAGTTTATGAGAATGTGTCAAATCATTACTTCTGGCGTTTAGTCGTAAACGTAGGAACTAATTACATTGACATCTCAAAAACTGATGCTGATGCAGCCAGTGATGCACCACGAGTAGGAGATACCATTTGCCAATTAGGTAATAAGACCTTTGTTGATGCAAATGGTGTTACTCATGTAGAGGACAAGACAAGACAGAATGCAATTATCTTTAGTGCAGTTGACACTTTCTCACCAAGTATGACTTTATATGCTGGCATAAACAGCTATTCATACCTCAACAAAGAGTATGTGTCCTATGGTGTTGATAAGACCACAAATCTCGCTTATATGAACGTCTATGGCAACTCTTATATCGGAGCAAGAGATAAGAGCAGCTATATGAAGTTTGATACGGTAACTGGTGTTGAGATAAAAGGTAAACTTGTAACTAAATCCGGCAAAGACGTTGAGGAAACATTCAACAGCTTTCAAGACCAGATAGATGGAGTAAAGGAAACTTGGTACGGAGAATATACACCAACTCTTACTAATCAGCCAGCAGTTGATTGGAACACAGAAGCTTTGAAAAAACGGCATGAAGGTGATGTATTTACCAATATCCAAGAATATGTCGATGATGAAACTACTCCCGATGCAGGCAAATCATGGAGATGGGTAAAGACGGGAGATACATGGGGATGGAAGCAGATTGCAGATAATGACACTTCAAAGGCTTATCTTGAAGCAGCTAAAGCGCAAAAGGCAGCAGAAGAAGCTAAGAAAGAAGCCAATGACGCAAAGCAGACTGTAACCAATATGAAAGACTTCACAGACGAAGCCTTTAAAGACGGTATTGTTGACAGACAAGAAGCTGCTGCGATTAAGAAATATTTGAACTCAATTAAATCAATACAGAAGAGCGTAGCTGAATCTTATTCTAAGGTTTATGGTAATCCTTTATTGTCCGGTACTGCTAAGGTAGAACTAAAAACCGCTTATGATGGATTTAATGTGGCAACTACCGAGCTTATTACTGCTATTGATGATGCCATAGCTGACGGAGTAGCTACCTCAACGGAAGTCGCTTTGGTAGATGGTAGGTACGACACCTTCAATACCAAATATGGAGATTTTATAGCTTATTTGAATGCAGCCAACAACTTTATCCAAGACAAAATAAACACTTCCGCAGAAGATGCGAAGAAAGCTGCGGAAGAGGCTCAAAAGGCGGCAGATGCAGCTAAAGCAGAAGCGGAAGCAGCTAAACAAAGATTGGATAAGTGGGCAGAAGATGGGGTTATATCTCCTACTGAAAAGCAATCAATCAAAGATGAAATAGTTCGTATAGACGCTGACAAGACAAATATTACAGCAGGATATACTTTGTATTCATTGGGTAGCCCTACGGGTTATCTGAATGCTCATAGCAATTATCGTGCAGTGTTGGTTACATTATCTGCTTCTACTCCCGAAAATATAACTATACCTTCTGACTTCGCTTCAAAGCAATCTGCATACTACAATCAAAGAACGGCAGCTTTGAATGCCATCAGTGACGCAGCTAAGGCAGCAGTAGATACCGTTAAAAAAGATTTGGCTGGTTATGAATATCTAAAGAAAGCGTGGAAAGAGAGTACCACAATCGAAGGTGGCGTTATTCAGAATGCGTTAAACATGCTGGGATATACTGACCCGGTAGCTGGATTTAAAGTAATGTCCGGTATGAATGGTGTCTATGATGCTACTAAGGTCGGTGGAGGTATTGCTTCTTGGTATGGAGGTTCTATGAAGGATAGAGCAGATTATACAGAAGCAAACATGCCATCAGATGTAGCAAAGGCTATCATTCGTATGGATGGCTCTGGCTACCTTGCAAGCGGTGCTGTATGGTGGGGGACTGATGGTGTTTTCCATGCTGACCCACAATCATTCATCATCAAAGAAAATCAGCTTGGCGACTATGTTTCTCTATTCCAGATTGTATATCGTTCTGGAACTCCGAAGACTATTAGCTACATGATACCGCAATATCCGATGCAGAAATTGACGGTTTCTGACTATATCGAAATAGGAACAACTGGGTATCGCATTGGAGTGGATAGTGCTAATAATGCTATTAAAGTCTACAAAGAAGATGGCTCGGCTGTTAACTTCTACGCAAGCGGTGCTGTATCTGCAAAAGGTATCAGTTCCGGTAGTAGCGGTGGAGGAGGCGGTCTTATTGACACCGTTTATGGATATTCAAGTTTAGGTGGCACTTTTGCTGATTCAACATTATCAGACACCTTTAACGCATACACTATCAACAAGTTGGCAAGTAGAATTACTGAACTTGAAAAAAATGGTGGTGGAGGTACTGGCATTGCTGGTATCAAAGTTAACAGCCAAACTTATGTGCCAGACACAAGCAAGTATATTACGCTCCCAAACTACCCTTCCACTACTATTACTGGAACGGGAAATGTCCTTACCAACGCTACTTATGACAATAGTACGCGAGTACTGACATTAACTAAAGGCAATATTGCTACTACCGCCAACCATTTAGAGAGATATGCTCAAATAACCTCTACTGCGATAGATACTGTATCTACATTTACAGCATCTAAGACATCTGTATGGGAGGCAAATGGTACTGCATATGGAACTACTGGTGCTAATGATACTGTATTAAACATTGGTTCTGCGGCAAATAGGTTATTCCAATTAAGAGCAGCCTATAATTCTGATGATTTTTACTTTAGAGGTGTTGGTGCAAGTACTTTCAGAACTTGGTACAGAATACTCCACGGAGGAAATTATAAAGAATATACAGACGCTCTTTATGTGAAGAAGGCAGGCGATGAAATGACTGGCAGATTACAGTTGAAAAATCCGGCTGATTTTTCTATTAGAATGGCAACAGATACTTCTAATTATAGAAGAGGTATCATTTGGAATAATGCCGCATCAGATACAAAAATTGCCGAAATTGGGTATCATAATACTGTACAACGTATATTCTTAAATCCATTGGGAAGCACAGAAGTTTGGCTTGATGATGCTGGGAAATATAGTTTTATTATAGGGAATAACTTCTTAACCTATAATACTTGGACTATCCTACATTCAAATAATAGCACTAATTATGCTTCTGGAAGTGTCAAAGTCGCAAATACGAGTGCAGATAATATAAATAATACGAATAGAGCAGGAAGTAGTAGGGTCAACTTCTTTGATATTTATAGCTTAGGGAGTACGATGCCTACGACTTATGGTAATATCATGGAAATATGTAGTACCCGTTCAGTTCATTGGCAACCTCAACTTTATTTTTCTTCTGGTAAAGGAGGACATATTTATTACCGCAATAAAGACTATAATATATCTGGTTTTGGTTCGTGGAAACAACTCATTGATTCAGAGAACTACAGTAGCATCCTAAATTCTACCTACGTCAAAAAGGCTGGTGATACTATGACGGGAAACTTAGTCGTAGGTACTGGGCAAATAACTGCAAGTATATCTTCTCAATGGGGACAATTTTATATAAATATTAGTAGCTCTACAACCGGAGGATGGGAGAGAGGATTGTGTGCTAATATAAATAATTCTTCTACTCCAGTAAAATTTGGTTTTTATGGTGCTGGGCAATCTGTTTCTTATGCTTATGCTGGACTTTATTCAAATCCGTGGCAAAAATGGGGCAACAATACATCTACTATATCAACCGAATTAGTAGTAAATAAAAATATAATTGGATTAAATAGAGAGTTTTCGCTTCTAAGTGGAGATGAACATTTTCAACATAGATATTGGGGTAGTGCAGGAAGTTATAGCTATGAAGTATTGCTGTTGTTACCTATTCCTGCTACAACTAATTTAAGCGGTCTTAATACTATAGATGGTACTATATCTGGATATACAAATGGAGCTAATCAATCCTTTTGGGTTGATGTGAAGATTTCGACTATTTATAATAATACTTATTGGAATATAAAATCAATAAGCTCTTTTTTATCTAATCAATATGTATTAAAAAAATGTAAGTATAATGACATTTGGTATTATTGTATTGAAATCCCATATCGGGATAATAGAATAGATAGTTATTATTTTAGAGGGGTTATTCGTTCAACTATTGCAGGAGGATTATCAACTATCACTTTGCCATACCGTATAAAATATAAAACTAAGGCAAATGGAAATAATGCAGAAGTTATTAATAACTCTGAGATTAATAGTAGTCTTAGTACAACACTAACACAAGGAGGAATTACATATGTAACTTCAATGGAAAATATATATTATCAAAATATTAAACCCCATCTTAGTAATTCAATAATTTTGGGAACTACTGGTTTAAGATGGAAGTGTGTTTATAGTTATAATCTCGACATAAGTTCTACAAGTACTTTTGGTGAAACTGCAACTTTTAATGGTGGAATGTATTCTGGTAATATCTTTCCGTTAAGCAATAATAATTACAGAATAGGTTCAAGTAGCAATAGATTTATAGATGCGTATATTCAAGCTTGGGTCTATGCTAATTCTGGTCTTTATATGAATCCATCTGGTATAACCCAAAATGGTTCTTATTTGGAACTTTCAAGCGGTGGAAATGAGATTATTATAGCTGGAGGCACTGATTTTTATGTTAATTATAGAGGTGCAAGTTATGGCGGTAGGTCTGTTCCTAAAAAATGGTATTGGCATGCAGGAAGCAGTTCATCTTGGACAAATATGGAATTTGGAGATTGTACCCTGCATGGTTGGATAAATAGCACGGGAATATCTGCAAGTGGCGCTAATTCTTTTAATGTAGGAGCAAGGTTCTCAAATACGAGCCATGATAGTATTGAAATCGTTGGAGGTAATTATACAATGGGACTTGGCTGTCATTCAAACGGGTCTTGGCTTTGGTGGAGAGGTACTGCTAATCCGACAATCTCTACAAATAAATCGTATGTTATGGCATATAATGGTAGCACATGGGCTTTTACTGGAAGTATTACTGCTACGGCTGCAATCACTGCTAAAGCTACTTCTGACTTTAGATTAAAAGAGAATTACGATGGGCTTATAGATTACCGAGAAAGACTACTAAAACTTGGCAGAGTTTATGACTATAATTATAACAAAAAAGCATTGGATTTATACCAAGATAGGATAGACAATAAACGTCATACCGGACTTGTATATCAAAATGCGGTGAAAGCTGGTATCACAAATTTCTGCCACGAAAAAGACGAATATGGATATGGTAGCTTGAATTATTTATCTCCCGACCTTATCGCAACAATCATTGGTTCTGTGCAAGCCAATATCCTTTCTATCCGTCTTGTTGAATCAGAGCAAGAACGAATGAGAAAGGAATTGGAACATGCTAAATCAGAGATTAATAGGCTTAAAGGCTTAGTTGCCTCTTTACAGAACTAAGTTCTTTTTCTAAGGTAGCTATCTTCTTTTTGAGGGTAGCTACCTCATTATCTACTTGCTGAATACCTCGCCATAATACGGGTATTAAACGTTCGTATTGTATTACATAATAATCTTTAAAACAGTTACTTACCCATTGACTATATCCATTTATTAGCAAGTCTTGTGCAATAAGTCCGTAATGCTCCTCATTGTCATTAAAGATTGGAGAGTTTGCTTTTGCGGTATCATTCCAGTAATACTTCACTGACTTTAACTTGTGAATAATATCCAAAGCATTGTATTCTTTGATATTTTTCTTCAATCTTATGTCAGAAGAGGAAGACTTGGCTGTAACTGCGCCAGTTGCCTCTATATTGCCATTAATTAGTAATCTGGAACCACTTATTTGTAACCATTTTTTATTAAATTGTCTTGAAGTACCTGCATTACCTAAAACAATTTCATTATTATAATATCCAAGTCCCATTGCTATAGTACCACTTCTAACCATTGCATAGCATACATATCCGGTATTAGCTGTATTGGGACGAGTACAGTTATAATAACCATACGCATTATCGCTTCCTCCATCGCCAGCAGAGAACAGATTTGAAGTTCTTATAAGACCAGTTGCAGTAATGCTTGTAACTCCAGTCATAGCTCCACTGACATTTGCCGACCCGTTTACTGACTGTCCCCAAATCGTTCTTGTAGTTCCCCAATAAGAAGTTGTAATATTAGCTGAACCGTTGAACGATGTACCATTTATTGTACGTGAAGTCTGCAAGGTTGTAGCGGTTGTAGCATTACCACTTAGAGAGCCAGTCAATGTTCCAGATAGCCCTCCATTGAATGTAGCCTTACCCGAAAAAGTACTTGTAGAACTTATGTTAAGTTTATATGATATAATATCACTACAATATAATGTTGAAAAAGACCTTAAGGAAAGATTATAGCATGAGTATGCTCGATTCTTTATATTATTTATTACTGGTGCTGAATAGCTATAGGTACTACGCGTCCAAGAATATCCATTGCTGTTTATTATAGCTTCTATATTATCGTTGTTGTTATAATAATAGATAGCTCCTCCTCTTAAATATACAATTTCTACACTTGCCATCGTATTCTGTTCAATACCACCGCAAGGAGATTTATCACAATATTTATAATTATCAGCGTATATAATTCTTTGAGTGTCTTGTGCTCCCCATCCATTTACAGTAGTGTCCCATTCAATAGCAGCAGCAAAACCATTTGTATGTGTAGCCCAAGTAGGTTTATTACCATCTAAACAGTTCCAAATTTTAATTCTAATAAATGAGTTCCTTTGTACTAATTGAAAAGATATAGGATAATATTTGTTAGCATCTAAACTTTTTAAATCAATAGTTTTAGTATAGCTGTTTAATCGCTTCATAAAAAATCTTATCCCAGCTTTTCTATAATAATTATCCCCATCATCTGTAGTTATAATTTGAGTAAAATTATGGTTTTCATTTTTTGCTGTATCTGAGTTAATATAATTTACATTAATATATTTATTTTGACTTCTTCTTACATACGTATTTGCAGTTGATTCCTCAGAGCCATGAAAGCCATCCAACAAATCCGCATTCAAATTCGTACATGTAGTAGTAGATACACACTGAAACGGCTGTGTGCCAGTAGCTATCTTAGATATAAAAGCATTAGCATATACTCTATTCCAATAATAATCTGTTCTTCCTAAATCAAAGTTCGCATTAACATAGGGAGTTATATTGCCATTAACAACTGTAGTTTTATTAAAGTAATATTCTGGTGCTGTTGTATAAAAATGACAGTATGAAATATTTGTAGAGCCAATTGTTGTCAAGTAACCGCTACTTTGGGTAAATAAATATCCTTCACCCGTTACTCCTCCTTTCTTAGATTCAGCACCACTTGGTCTTAATTCTATTCCACCAGCAGTAGAAGAAGCACTTGAATTTGTTGTAATAGCTATGTCGCCATAGATAGTACCGGAATAAAGTCTTATGTACGCCCAATTATTAGCATCTGCTCTTCCATAAAAATGAGGTCCAGAAGAGGCATTTGCATAATAATTTGCACCCATTATGGTACAGTTACCACCAGAAGAGGTAGAAGGAGAATTATTATTACCAAACACAAAGGCTGTTGGTTTAACTCTACTATCTTTAGCTCTATATCCAAAAAATATAGTAGACGAAGTATTTGTACCTCCAAAGTTAATCTCATCATTATTTTCTGGGTATAGCCAAATGGTGCTAACTCCTACTTTTGTATTTGGATAGTTTTGGTAATTGGAGCTATTAAGTATCTTTGCCCAAGAACTCCAAGAAGTAGTATGTCCGTGACGAGTATATAAATCTTCATTAGTTGAAGCTATTTCCCAAGCTTGACCTCCACTTGAATCTGCCCATCCTCTCCATCCCCATACAGTTGCATAAGCTCCACTATCTGAAAGACCAATAGTAGTTAAATTCTTAATGCCTCTCATAATAAATAAACCATTATAGTCATTAGGCACATGATTTACGCTTCTTGCATCAGACCATCCAGTGAATTGGTATGGTTTAAGACTTCCAGAATGCCATACATTATAATTAACCCCTGCATATCTGTATATTATAGCTTCTCTTAAATTATCAGCTAATCCTAAACATAATGTAGGATGGCTATCAAGTTTATCATTGTATAGGTAAGCTCCATAAGAAATATCATATCCTACTTCAACTGTAGGCGTTGTGCCATTTACAAATTGAATATTAGTTCCTCTTTCATGGCTTGATTTAACTGTAATTACTGTTGCATAAATTGAAGTATCTCCAACAGTTAGTGTTCCCGTCAATGTTCCACCAGAAAGTTTCAGATATTTACTATCTAAGGCAGAGGCGTAGTTTCCTTCGTGCAGAACTTTATACCAAGTTCTGAAAGAACTAAGGTTTGTATCAAATTGGTAGCCAGATATTTGGTGCTTTCAAAAAAACACCTTATTTTTGCACATAACAAATTGATATGAATATGAAGTTTAGAGATTACATTGACCTTGCAGAAAAGTATGAGGTAGAGAGTTTTATCAAGTCTGACCCTATACAATTCCCACGAAGATTTAAGGATAGAAAAGACATCGAAGTAGCGGCAGTCATAGCAGCTTGGCTTGCTTATGGCAGGCGTTCAGTATTCATTCCCAAAATAGATTATATTCTTACAGAGATAATGGGGAATAAGCCTTTTCAATATATATATGGCGTGGAATGGAATAAATACAAGGATAATTATACGAGCTTATATCGTATGACTTCTTGGCATTGCTTTGCTTCCCTTTGTGATAAACTTCATTCCATATACATGAAGTACCCTAATCTTGAAGATGCTCTTGGACGTGTTACTTATTCGCAGAAATGTACCTACTATTGCCAAGGATTATGCCATTTATTACATGGTGAAACAATGATACCCAGCCCAAACAGTAATTGTGCAAATAAAAGAGTAAATATGCTGCTTAGATGGATGATAAGGAAAGATAGTGTAGTTGACATTGGATTATGGAAAACTCTTTCTCCTTCCCGGCTTCTTGTTCCTTGTGATACGCATTCTTTGCAGTCGGCAGTCGAATTTGGGATTATCCCCAAAGTAGATGAATCAAAAAAAACTTGTATAAAAGTGACTGAATTTGCAAAAAAAGTATTTCCTTCTGACCCTGCAAGGTTGGATTTTAGTTTGTATGGCTATGGAGTGGAGAAATCAGAGAAATAAAGGTTATGTCAAGAACACTACGAAAGGATTAGCTGGCTGGCTGAATGTAGAAGGTATTCACTTTGATGTAAATGCTACTTTTTGGAAAGATGATAAGGGAAAACCATTTATATGTGTGCAAAGAGCCATAGAGAAGGTGTTTGATGAAAAGACTTGTACATTCAATGACATTAAACCTCGACCATTTATAGAATGCAATGCTTTTTATACGGGAAAACCTTTCCCAAACGTTTCATATAAGGGATATTTTTACCTTGCATCCTTTCGGTTTGAACTACTTGCAAGCTGGGAAACAAAAGAGATGAAATCCTTATGTATGATTGTAAGCAGAACTACTGAACAACCCTTGATAAAGAGAATTAACCAGATAATGAAAGAGAAAAACCATGAATTGCCAAAAACTTAAAAACGATTTTATCAATATGAAAGACAAGACACTCAAAGAAGTGTGTGACATTCTTAGGAAATATGATATGAATTGGGAAATTTCATTGTCATATTTTGTCGCCAGCCTATTCGGTGTAGATAGGGCTGATATGCTTTCTAAAGACAGAAGTAAAGATATAGTTTATGCAAGATGGTTCTATTGGTATGTATTAAGAGAAGTCTGTAAAAAAGACTATGAAACAATAGCACAAGAAGTATCTATTGATGATGCTATATTTGTTACAAGTAGTATATACCAAGGAATATCAAACATGCAGGAACTTATATCATCCAACAGCTTTTACCGAGATAAATGGATGATAGTTAAAAGTATGGTAAGCTTGAAGAAGCCTACTTGAATTTTCAAATGCAAAGTTGTGGTGGGTTATTTGCCCACCATTTCTTTTTCCTTTGACAAGATATTCTCTATATTCTCCTCAGTAAATCCAAAGATAGCTGCGAAGCGTTTAAACTCGTCCATGCGTGACTTAGGTATCATTCTATACATGGAATTAATCGGTTTCTCACTTTTCATGGCTTTCATTGCCTTCAAAATCTCTTTTCTTTTCATTTCTTTTATTTTTACAACAATCACAGTCACATAAGAAAATCTTAGCTATGTCCCATGTCCTATCTACCAAATCTTGACCTAAATACTGTACTTCTTCCCCTTCTAATGGAATACCGTAGAATTGGCAGATATGAACGGCACAATGTCCTAATTCATGGTGATATGATTTAAGAAACTCTTTTTCAGAGTTGGTTATACTAATTACAATAACAGATGTCCTACTGATGTAGTCACTGAATGTAAGCCCGGTATTTATGCTGCAAGAGGACAAGTTGTCATAAGCAATATCATAACTTTTACTGCCACATTTCAACTTATCCATTGCATCCAAGACTTCATCCAAATAATCACAACTGTAGTCCAAGAACAGCAATATATGCCAATCATATTTTTCGATATAAAGCTCTTGTCGTTCCATAAAAGGAGTATTTAAAGCATATCCTTCCAATTAATTACTTTTCCCATACCCATCATGTCTGCGAAGAAATGACGGAAAGCTTTCTCCGTTGTAGGATAATCTGGGTCATCAATATAATCGCGGATAAAGGCTGCAAGGTATTGCTCATTTGGAATACTTTTCCCAAAGTAATCAGCCTTTGCCATATTTGCAACATACACACAATTATAACCATTATCCTTTTCAAGAGTAATGTTATACTTTTTAAGCATGGCTGTAACTTGGTCTTTAGTAATAGGCGTTATCTTACCTTCTTTAGTCTTCATCATAGAAATTGCCCAATCGCACATTTTCTCACTGAAATTAAAGCCATAGTTTTGAAGATACGTCCGCATTTCTTCTGGTATATTGTCATATACATCAAATGAAGTATTTCCCATTTTACTGAATATTTATTTGTTAAACAAAAGGGGAGAATAATCTCCTCCCCTCTACTACATTATCAACGACGGCGACGGCGACCTCTACGCTCGCTCATACGGTCTTCCCGGTCATAATCACGGTCGTAGTCTCTATCGTACTCGCGTCCGTAATCTTCACGACGTTCACCCATTTCTTCCATTTCGTCCAAAAGGGTTTCAAAGTCTTCCTTCAAGCACTTCATGCTTTCCTTGAAGTTATCGTAGGCATCTTTGACACCACCACGACCTCTTTGAGAAATTTCTATCATTCCCATACTATTTACGTTTTAGATGTTATTTTACTGTTTCTGTTAGAACTATTCAGTTCTTGAAGCAGGGACTTGATGTCATTCAAATCACCCTTTAAAGATTTAACTTCTGATTCTAAAGAACCGATTTTCTCTTCCTGCTGTTTCTCTTTGGCAAACTGAGGATTGAGTTGTTTCAATATATCATCGCAGCTTTCTATTACAGATTGGTGATAATCTCTGCTTTCCACTATCTGACGGCTGGTCTGAATCATATTCTCAACCTCTGAAAGAATTGCTTCCTTCTTGTCCGATACAATAGCATTAGGATAGGTAAATACCTCTACATTTGTAGGAAGCTTCTGAAATTCCATAACCTCTTCACCAGCCTTAATCTTCGCATCTATAACTGTTTCCTGCTGTGCTCCAAAAGGTACAGAAGGATTATAGGTAGGATATTTAGGCATAGGATTAGATACGGATTCAACCGTTCCTATCTTCAATATTGGTTTCTCACCTTTGATAAGAATATAGCAAATATTCCCTTGCTTTAATGAACCAAACATAGTCTAAACTTTTAATTGTTACTTACTCTTTGCCGATGAAGCAGATGCAGACTGATTAGGTACTGCCGCTTCTGCCGGGCTGTTGATTGCGGTTACTCCCATAAGTCTGAATATTCCACAACATTTGTCAATATAGACCCAATGTTCGGTAGTATATCCTGCTTGAATTTGTGGTGCTGGTGCGGCTGTACCTTGCGGAACAGTTACATCATGCCCAAGAACTTGCGTAGACTTATTGTCTATAACTGGAATTTTAGTCGTTCCCACATTGCTATTCTCTGAAACTACTGTACTGTTTCGGTTTGCCATCGGAACAACTACATTAACGGGTAATGTAGCTCCTGCTGTACTAACCGGGTGACGAACTTTCCAAAGAACTACTGTGCGGTTTGGAAGGGCACGCCAGATACATGGGTTAATCCCATAATTTACCGTAGGAGTAGCTTCATCTGTAGTTTCTACATATCCCGAAGTTTCAATTACGGGAATACCTGCAACGTCTATTTTGGGCACAATTACCCTTCTTGCTACGGAAACACCATTGTTAAAATAGGTAGTCATATTCCTTATTTTTAAAAATTAATACTATCTTTGCATCGGGATAGATAAGAGGTAATTGGCTTATCGAAAAGGCTTGCTAAGTGCCCTTCCCTTTCTTTTATTACTTAGCATCTTATTAACTAATAACTTAGCAATATGACAAACCAAGAATTTATCGAAAGCATTTCACTTGAAGGTGAAATTTGGAAGGACGTAATCGGATATGAAGAATTATATATGGTTTCTTCGTTCGGACGAGTGATGTTTAAAAGACGTTTCCGAAACAATGGAAATGGTGGATATTTAATGCCACCTAAGCTATGCCATTTAATGGAAACGAAGTTTGGCTATTTACAAGCTCGTTTATGGGAAAACAATAAGGAGAAAAAATGTTATGTTCATAGATTAGTGGCTACTTCACATATACCTAATCCTAATAATTATCCCATAATAGACCATATAGATACAAATAAGAAGAATAACAACGTATCTAATTTAAGATGGTGTACTTCTTCCATGAATGCTCTAAATCCTATAACAAGAAAGAGAAATTCCCTATCTAAAATAGGAAATAGAAAAATGATTTTAGCAAACAGTAAATCTGTCATTCGTATCAATCCAAATAATCCCAATGATATTAAGATTTATGAACCTCCTACTTTTGCTAAAAAGACAGAAGGATATAACCAAGGTCATATTTCTGCTGTATGTTTAGGTAAAAGGAAATATCATAGAGGATATAAATGGATGTACTTATCCGATTACGAAGCCCTCAATAAGTCAAAGAACGAATCTCCCGATGCAGAGAATTAATTAGCAACCGCAGCCGTAGCCTTCACCTGCTGCATAGCCAGTAGCATAGGCATTCACAAAAGGATAGCCATAGCAGCAATTTGGATTGGGCACTACATAGCTTGGAATTGGTGCAGGAGTACGAAGCTGATTTACGATATTAGCTGTTTGTGCTTGCTGTGATGCACTAAGCTCCAATGCCGATTTCTCAGCACGTAACGTATCAATCTTATTCTGCATTTCGCGCATTTCAAGCTGACAGAACTTATCATTGATAATTTGAGTTTGAGCGTCAATCTTAGCACCCAGAATATTGAACTGAGTATTAGCATTAGACTTCAAATCATCTGTCTGGTTGATTGTAGCAATGCGATTTTCGTAACCCTGCTGTTGGATTGCTCCCTTCACATCGCAGCAGCACTGCGCCATCTGGTTAGCTATCTGACAGTTACCAGCTTGGATTGAGTTGATAATCTGTTGTGAGGACATACCTACTTGACAGCCAACTTCTGCAACTTTAGCACTTACACCGTTGATAGCCTGCTGAATCTGACCTACTGAGCAGTTCAAGTTAGTAGCCAGATTGTTAATAGCTTGACCGTTGCCTTGAATTGCGCTCATAAGTAACTCACGACCGTTATCGTTGTTGATAAGACCAGCCAATCCGGGAGCACCAGCACCACCGCCACAGCCGCCATCATTGCCACCCCATCCGTTACGTCCGAACAACGGGAACAAGAAGAACAAGAAGATTATCCACATAAACCATGAACCATCTCCACCAAAACCGTTATTGCCATTCTTACCGTTCATAGCAACCAACAAGTTAGGGTCAATACCTTTCTGCTGCAACAGAGGGGCAAGCATAGCCATCATTCCACTGTTACCACCACCAGCTTCGGGGGTGTACACAACTGTTTTTGATTCCATATATCTTTACTTTTAATTGTTAATTGCCCCAATATTAGGGCTTGACAAATTAACGGTGAAGTTTGTTACTAAAAGAATAGTTTGTATCAAGTTCGGAACTAATCGCCATTTCGGAACACCGCAAACGCTTTTTCTTTAGCTTCCTGATACTGGCAGTTGACATTGTAACGTTTAAGACGGGATTTGAACTTATTCCTAATCTTATTTGTACAAGGACGAGATAAGCCAGTAAGCTCGGCTATCTCATTGTCTGTGTACCATTCTCCCAAGATGCTGACAAGAATATAACGAGCATTCACACATTCCTCCTTCTTTGAGGATATGATTTTCTCTTTGCTAACCTTGCAACAATCACTTACAATGCCGAGTGTTTCTTGATAAAGATTGATAATTCTCATAAGGACTTCTTCTTTTTAGTTTTTGAAACTGTTTCTATCAATTCGTTGGAAAGATTGTGTAGCTTATGTAAAGGAGTATAATCTTCCATTTGGTCTAATATCATAAGACCCCTCAATTTCCTAACTGTTTCTTTCTTCGGTTTTCCCATACAAGTATTGTTTTGGTTTGTGCAAAGTAAGCCCTATTCACGAGGAGAACCGAATGAACTTTACGAAGTCCAAATAAAAAGCCGTAATGTATTGGGACACTACGGCTTACACGAATAACTAATTTATGAAGTAAAAAAACTAAAAGTGGTTGCGTCGGGCATATTCTGCAATTAGAATGCCATCTCTATCTGGGTGTTTAATATTATCAAACTGTGGAAACAAGCGGTTTCCTATATCTAAAGAAGCCTTTTTAAGCTCTTCCCCACTACAGCCTTTGGGAAGAAGTTCTTTTTGCCATTCCTTAGAATCTACAAACATGTGGCGAATACCCATTACTTCAATCATAATAAGTTCTGCCTCATGGCAACGTAACGCTGATGCAGTAGATGCAAAGCGGCTTGGATTTACAAGAGGACGCTCCATCAGAAGCGTAATGTTATTCTTGTTGTATTTGGAAAAAAGTTCCATAAATTTGCTGTAATCCAACCGGGACACTTCTTTCTTTGCTTTTGTATAATCTTGCACCTTCTTGACGGGTGTCTTGACAAAAACGGATTCAATATCATCTCCGACAATACCGATGCTGCCGGAAACGCCATTATCCAAACCAACGTAAATCTTGCTCATATCATTAGATTTTAAATTTCCACAAAGATACAAACTTTTTTTTAACTTCAAAAGAAAAAGCCCCGGATTAACCGAGGCTTCCCCAAATGATATGAAGTTGGTCGCAACACGCACGTCACGTATTACTGTGCAAATATAAGCATATTACTTCTTGCTACCAACGTTTTCATCAACTATTTTAGCATCATCAAACATTGCTGCTACCTTTGAAGCTTTATCCTTGTCAATCAAAGGCTCGTCACCAGTGGTATCTACATATTCCGGAGTATCTGCACTACGGAATACAGCTTGGTCGTCCCGTATGGCATTCTGCATTTCGACTGACAATGGAGCTTTTCGAGATAAGTGCAACTTAATTACAGTCTTCCGGCACATTTCATGGAAATCAGTTACCCATTTTGAACTATCACGCACATTAGCATACTGACTTCTATATGTCTGCGAATAGCGCAGACCGTGAGCTTTCAGTTCCTCTACTGACATATATAATGTGCTCTCAAATCCGTTCAAAAGCTGGAAGTAAGATACATAACCGATAATGGGAAGTTCAGAACGCCTTTTATCGTCTTGTTCAAAATTAAAATCTATTTGACCCGTCAATCGGTTACGATTTACAAGCTCGCCTTCCCTTACGTCTGTATCATTAATACACTTAAACAGTCCACTCCGTAATGCCAACTGCCCATAAGCTCTATACCCAATCTGGAATTGCGCTTCTGTAATACCTAATTTATTGTTCTTATAAGGTATCATATAAGCACAACCAAAAGCAGGGTCAAGCGGCAAATCGGATGCAGTAGCACGAATAGCACCATACATAAGCGTTGCTGGCTCACATTCCTGCAATTTTGCATTGTTAGCTACTAAAGATACCAAGTTGCTTACAAAAGCATCCTTTTTATCACTCAATACCTTTTTCAAATACTCTTGGGTTGCATTGTGGGATATGTAGCTATTCAGCCTTTGCAATCCCGTTACTTTGTTCTCGCTCATATTCTTTTAAAATTAATTGATATTGTTCTTCTGTAAATTCTTTCCAATCTAAAATCATAACCCTATACCCAGCTTCCTTCTCTATAAGATTACGGTAATACTCCACATTGAAAAAATCATCTTCTTTAGGTAGAAATAAAGAAGCTTGACCTCTACTATGATAATAGACAATGTACCAATAGGAAACGGCAGGAGCATCAATACATGAATATACTACACTGCCAATATAACCTAAAAAGAGAATGCCTAAGACTATCCATACTAACATATTACTGATGGAGTAAAGAAAATGTCCTATGCAAAGCACACCAATTATAGACAATATGATAAAGAGGAGAGAAACTATCTCTTTCCCCACAGCCTTTATAATCTTACTTTTCATCCTTCACCTCCTTAGTCTTAATCAGTACATATCCTTTCTTCTTGACTTCCTTCTGGTATTTAGCAAGCAGTTCGGGATGCTCAGACGCAAACTTTACCTTATCGAATTGCACAGATATGGCTTCATCTACTCTACTAATAGTAAAATATGGGGTCTTTACGCTCTTGATTTCATTCTTGCACAAGAAATCATAGAAACGGGATTTAAACTCTTCTATGCTGTCTTGCTTCTCCTTTATTGAAACAAGGATATTGTTTACTTGCTTCATTTGTTCTTGAACCTCGGCAGGCAAATAATCCCAATCTATTTCCTCACGTTTGTATTCAGTCATTTCGGACACGTACTGGGCGGCAATATCCATACCAGAAGCAATATCAAATACTGGCTTCTTGAATATCACTTTCTTTCTGCTTATCTTATCGGGGTCAAAGGCAAACTGTAGCTGAAATTCGTCCTCAAACATAACAGAAGCATCATAGTGACAAAGTTCAAGCTTGAAATCAGCACCTAACTGCTCTGCCAATTCCTTACCAAGCACATACTCAACATAAAGTTGTTCCTTATAATCTTTATAAGTCTGCTCGATGTCAGTAGTAGTAGCCTTACATTCGACCCATAAGAGCAATGGCTTATCCCTACTCTCGTCAAAAAGAGAGAAATCAATATGCACGAGCAAACCAAGTCCTTCACGCCCGTATTTCTGACTTCTAAAGCATTTATTGCTCTCCCAACGTTCGTCCACTTGCACCAAGCTGTCATAAATCATATTTTCTATGAAATCACCGTACTGCATGGCAAGATTAGTAATGTTTGGTCTTTCATACAGACCTTTGGCAATGGCAAGACGCTCTACTTGTGCTCTTTGAACACAACCGTTCTTGGCTATAGCGGCAAGAATACGGGCATCTGACCCACCGAGATTTCCAACTCTGGACGATATAATTTCGTCCTTATAACCATAATTGTTCTCCATATCACTTCATTTTGTTAATAAATTGCATAATATCTTCCCTACTTACGTGACCTCTGCCTTTAGGCTGCAACAGCATATCCGCAAAGAGGTCTGCAACAACATTGTTGATGAAATCGTGAAGTGTACGTTTAGTCACGCACTCCTCTGATTCAGACATCTCAATCTTAGACTTGATTTCTTTAAGAATTTCATTGTTCTCTTCCAGCAAAGCCAAAACTCTATCAATCTTCTCTTCCATTCTCCCATCGGTTAAAATGTTCCAATGCCCTGCTAAGTGTCTGACAACAGAAGGCATTCAACCCAAAATCGTTAGCTGTGGGATATAGAACTCTTGCCTCGTAATGAACTGTCTGACCGTTAAGAACTACATCAGTGTCGCTACATTCCCTACGTCTGAATACTTCATACCAGCGTACACTCGGATTCTCAATAATCTCAACCATGTAGATGTACGCATTGTTACCTTTGTTAATCTGCTGGAAACGGAAAGGCTTCATACTGCCCTTACCGTTAAATTTTAATTCCAACTCCCTCATAATAATATATGTTCAATTTTATCATTACAGTTATGTTCTAATAATATTTTAGTAAATATATCAGTGGCTTGTTCTAATGTTTCAATTTTAACTCCTTCATTAGTATAGCAAAATAAATCATTAGAATTTACATATATATATTTATGTAATAACTTATGAGCTTTTCTTGATAAAATAAAAACAGACTTCATTAAATTATAATTCCAATGATGGGCTTCCTTATCTTTCATATCATATCCTAAATTCTTTAATCTACGATTAATATTTCGATAAGTTACATTTTTATGATAAAACTTAATATATTTACCTTTATAATTAAGTCTTTTATATTTCTCTCTTCCTCTAAGCCTTTCCTTTTCTACCCATTCATCATCTATAGATTTTACATTGTATCGTCTAATAGAATCTTTTTTGTACACTCCTTACATTTATTTAAATGACCGTCAGCCATTTGAGAATGCTTATAAAAATCGGATAGTGGCTTTATTTTATTGCATTTAAAGCATTTCTTTTCTTTTTCTTCCATAATTAAAAGGGTAATCCATCTGGGTCATTTTGGGAAGGCTGATTAAAGGCTTGTGCTGCTACTTGTTGAGCTTGCTTAATCTGCTGCTGTACGGCTGGGGCTGGCTGCTGCCCAGTAGTAGAAGCTTCCTTCTTTCCACGTTTTATCAAAACATGAGCATTGTTGGCAATGATACTCCAATATTTCACCTTTGTATCTTGGTTTATAGTAGAACGCATCATACCCGATACCCAAATACGACTACCTTTCTTAGCATATTGGCATATCTCCTCAGCATCCGCACCAAACAATGTAACATCGAAGAACTCCGGAATCCATTCCACATTAGGAGATTTGCCTTTAGGATAGCTTGCGCATACTGTAATAAATGCAAAACTTTGACCGTTCTTACTTGTCTTCAATTCCGGGTCTTTTGTAAGATTTCCCTCTACTTCAATTCTATTTACGTCCATTTTAATTCAAATTTATGTCAGTTTCAAACTTCTTTTCTAAATCATCTTCACTCATAGATATTTCATTAAGCATACTCAAACATTTCAGAATATCCTTCTTTATAGATATGGCACAGTCAAACTCTTCTTCACATCCATCCTTAACTGCTTGTGAGTACATCTCAAACATAGACTTTATCTCTGAGGTCTGATATTTTACCAAATCCTCCAAATCATGGTGTAGAACCAATTTAGTTACTTCTTTCATTTTTACATTTTTTATACTATAACTTTTAGTTATAATGGTTAGTTATTCTTGTCTTAACAATGCCTTAGCAATAATATCCGGGTCAATCAGCTTTTTTCCTAATTCCCGAATAGCCTTGTTGCACGCATCAGTATTCAAATCCACATCGGGAACTAAAGCCTTCATAAGCTCATTCATTAGCTGTGACATCTTATTCAAGTCTAAATGGGCAAATTTAAGCCTCTTGAACGAAGGGTCTTTGGCAATCATCTCCTGCCTGCGGTACTTCAACTGGCAACAACTATAATCACACATAGTCCTTGCCATTTCCAGCCAACTGAAAAGCTCTGAATCCTCGACACAAGACTTGTCATACTCACCTTTAATAGAATTAAACAGAGCATCGATTTCATCTTGAATAGCGTCCATGAAAATATCATTGGAATCGGCAAACTTAGCGGAAGAATCAGCCATCATAGCATTTATTACCTTCTCATATCTACTTCTTTCAAGCTCAACCTTATTCGCCAACTGCTTTACACGAAAGCGGTAAAAGGGACTTTTCCTTAACCTAAACAGTGCAAATATCACTGTAGCACAAGCAAGGTCGTTAGTAGCCATAATATTATAGCTGACAGTGGATATTAGTGCTTCCCGTTCGGAAACAACTACATGTGTATCTTCATATTCATTCATATCACTTGTTTCTTATCTGTATGTAGCCACGCTCCTCGGCAACCTTCAAATCCGGAAGGTCAATTTCCTTAACATCAACGGGTGTTTCACCATTGATGCTGATATAATCAGAGAATCCGAAGCGTTTGACAATACGGTCATACATTCTTGGTGAACCATCGGAAGGCTTGTGCATAGCCTCCTTAGTCCAGTAAATAGTCAACTTCATTTCTTTTTAACGTATTTCGCCATATATTGGGTCGGAAACAGCTTCATATCAAACAGCCATTTGATAATCAGAATGACCGTTTCGCCAAAGCTGTCTACCGGATTGTGAAAGGAGATTAAAGTCTTCTCCCCATGCTTGGTCTTACGGGTATAGGACAGATTATACACGTATGTCCCCTTACTTATGGTAAATGAGTATGTATAACCATCATCATCCACAATAAAGCCGGGAATCATGTCTATCAGACGCATCATACTCCAAAGAGGTATGTCGCGTTCCTCGTCGTGCAAGGTCAAATCTGCCGTCCGAGGGTCAATACCCAAGCCAAGCAACAACTTGGACTGCATGACGGTCGTTGAGTTCGTATTAAACATGTTCATAATCTCATTCTTTAATTAGTTTCATCCATTTATCTGAATCACACTCGTAAAAAAGATTGCATCCACGATAGCTTTTGCGAATACCCAAGCAGACACGAATAATAATCGACTTGGTAATTCCCAGCCTGCGAGCCATCTCCGTAGCGGAAGGATAGTGACCCACAATCCGACCGTCCTTAATGACTATTACAGCCTTCTGAAAATGAGGCATCTTGGTAGAACCGTCAGCTATCCTCTTTTTCATAATCTCCGACAGCTTCTTCTTAGTTTCCTCGGAACAAGGTCGCCCTCCAAATCTCAATCTGTGACCCTTGTTGAACTGCCCCTTGCAATTCCGGTCACGGTAAATAGGTTCTAAATATAACTCCATCTCATTCTCTTAAATAGTCTTCAACATCAATACGACCCTTCTTGCACTCCGAACCGGAAACAATCAAGCTATCCAAAAAGGTTTCGCCATCGTCAAAGTGAAACGTCACAGATACGTCCCCGACCTCTATGTTGTCACTCGTATTGTCGTTACCGTATATAGCCTCTTGGCAAGCTTCAATGTAGCGAAGGCACTGGTGAAGGTCTATAGCTTGTTTAAAACTCAAATTCATAACTATTTTTTTTCATTATTTCCAAAATCTTATCTCTAAACCCACTTCCAGCTTTTTCTAAAGTAGCACGGAACTTAACCATATCCTCCTCGGTAGGGGAAAGTAAATAGTCCTCCTTGAAATCGGATTTCTCAATGATTTGTATTCCATCAGCCTCTATATCTATCAAGCAAACTCTATCATCCGTGAAAAAGCCTACATAGGACAAGTCTTTGGTTATAAACAGACCCCATCCATCAAACAGTTTTCTTTCCATCATCCAAACATCATTTTAACCAACAATCCAGTATAAGCACTCGCAAACAACGCCATTTCCAGCCAGAACAGCCACTTCTTCTTAAGCAGCATGACAATGCCAAACGCAAAGAAGAAAACACAAGGGACATACCACATACCGGAAAACAGCAGCCACAAGGTAGTACCCAGTCCTGCTACTATAGTCCCACCGAAGTGAACCTTTCTCTGAAACTCCTCCTTGAACAGAGGGGCTGTACCGACAAACATCAGACCGCCACAAGCCAAGAAAGAGAGAAACTGAACACTCTCAGAGGACAATTCAAGCCATACGGGAACAAGAAGCATAGGACAGAGAACCATAGCAAGCTGAAACAGCCAAGAAGGACGGTGTTTATCCTTCAAAATATAGTAGGTATCTGAAAGCGATGCAGGCAGTCCGCATACCTTCAAAGCATAACCAATGTATGCTACAAGTGTTAATAAAGATAACAGATATAAATATGTCATTTGTTAACGATTTTAATATTATCTCAATGCAAATATAGGAAAAATTTCTCTAAAATGTAAACTTTTATTGCTGTTTTATAACATTGTACTGCAAACTTTTACCAATATTGTCGGGATTGAACTTGTGGAAAGGCACAATGAAGGGGAATTTATTCTTAGCAAAGCCATAAGTACCTATCTTCCAGTTAGCAAGAACCGAAACTGGCTCGTCACTACAGTAAAAAACATAGGAATTGTCAGTTAACTCATAAGAAATGGGACACAACGTATTGCTTTCTGCATTATACATGAATCCACGGGAAAGCCAATGCTCAAACGCAACCTCTTCACGAACACGATACATCCCCTTGTCGGAATAGCAATGAGCAATCTTACCATCACTATCCAAGTAGCTGAACACAACCGTGAAAATACCCGAAACATCTGTAAAAGCATCCACAAAGTAGTAAGTGGGAACACCACCATCGTACTTAGCCACAATGTCACCACAGAAAAACTTATTCTTCTCGCGGAGAAAGTCTGAAATAGAACGAATAGTACAGCAATTAGCACCTATGACATAAGAAAACTCAACCCAATAAGAACGCCATTCGTCACCTTTGTCCACAACATAAAGCTCATGGTGGGATTTCCCGTCAACAAATACCCGCCTCGCATCACAAATCACATGGTCGCAATCGTTCACAAAGATGTGGGAAGAACCTAACGACAAATCCGAATATTCACAAACAATATCATTAGCATCTAAACAATGCAAAACAAGCTTATTATCCGGACTAACACCAGATATAGCATACTTGCGACCGTTAACCGACAAGGAATAACCATTCAACCACTTGCCAGCAACAACGTTGAAATGCTCACTACGCTTCATAAATAAAATCTCCTTTCATATCATTCAAGTTTTTAGTTAAACAACACCGCAAATGTACTAACTAAATTCTGAAATCCAAATTATAGAAGCGAAAATTTTAATTTTATTTCGGGTGGACGATAAAATACTTAGGTTAGTGGGTAAAATACGCAAATAAACGTTGCATAAATACAAATCAAGCATACTACCAGCCAAACCAACATACAAGGTTTCTAAAACCCCCGATTTCGGGGGAATTAAAATCATCAGTAGGCAAATACACTACACCCACGGACAATACTTCCCGAAGTCGGAATCACGACAACGGCTGAATATCAGACACTTACAACATTTATCCCCAATACGGCAATTTACATAGCGGCTGATAATCAACTGTTTAACCACGGACTAAATTTATTTTTTTTATTTTTTTCGGAAGTAGGCTATGTGTACCCCACCGTTTCCGGCTACGGTTTACCCCCCCCCATACCCCTATGAAGGATTCTTTGCCCGTCTTGCTTGTTTGCGGGGGCACTGAGAAACGAACGAAGCACGGAGAAAGCATTGCATACCAGGAACAATTACGGAGGCTTAAACTGGTTGAATATTTAAACCAAACATCCGTTTACAACAAATATTGCATGCAGTTTTCGCCTTGTATGCGCGTGAGTGCGTACTCATGCGTGATTATTTAAATAATTAGGCTTTATATAATTCAATATAACACAAATCAGATATAATTATATAAATCAATATAACACATAAAAACAATAATATACAATACAATATGACATAGATATAATTATATATATATATATACTAAATAATATATTATTATAATTATATTATATATATAATATTAATATAGATATTATTAATTAATATACTTTAGAATAATGTTTAAAAACTTGTTTTTAAACGAATGGTTATTAACGCTGCCAATGTGCGAAGCACTATATATATAATTAATATATATAATATATTATCCGTGTGTGTATGTGTGTGTTTGCATTATGGCTGGAAAAACGGAAAGTTAGGAACTGAAAAAGTAGGGCTTTCTGTTTTTAGTGGCTACTTGTTTTTTTGGTGTTGTTTTCCTTCATTATCGCTTGTTTTGTGTAAATATTTATGTAATTACGCACTTTATTTGTAAATGAGAGTCAAAATACGATAGTTAGATATATTTTTAACGTTTAATTAACATATATATCAAAAGAAAGCCGTATCTTTGTAATGTCGAAAGGGAACAAAGGAGTTCAACGAAGACAAAGCGCTGTTTGAAAGAATTACATACTGAAAAAGCGTTGACGCATGAATAGTTACAATAGATAACATTACATGCGATGGTAGGCGCTGTGAAATATATAGTGTTAAGCAAGTGCAATAAACGTAATTGCAGCAAGTATGTAGGATGTCGTTACCTATACACTACTTGGCTATATGAATAATATGAAGAAGGAACGGGAATAGGATATAAGCCTATGGATATGGGGCTATGATATATAGCTGTTATTTGATAGCCATCCGATTTCCCGTACTTCGCTGTAATGCAGCCTTAAGACGGTTACAAGCCCGTGGAAATGCAGAGTACAGAAAATTGAAAATCAATCACTTAAAAATATAGAATTATGGAAACTTACGATTATCTGGAGAACGTGAAAGAAGACGTTAGAAACTACATTGAAGAAAATAAAATCGTAGTAACAAGCAGCAACCGCGAAGAAGTGGAGCAAGAATTGAACGATACGTTGTTTGTAAATGATAGCGTAACTGGAAATGCTTCCGGCTCTTATACTTTTTCAACGTGGCAGGCAGAAGAAAATCTATGCCATAACTTTGAGTTGTTAACGGATGCTTTAGAGGAATTAGGGTGTGATTTATCCTACCTTAAAAAAGGTGCAGAGTCTTGCGACGTTATAATACGTTGTTACCTTCTTGGGCAGGCAATTTCGGAGGTATTGAACGAAATAGAAATAGAAAAGGAAATATGTATGAGTGTTTGACCTTCTTATATCCATCAGAAATAAAGTAAAGCTATGATAATTTTAATCACTTTTTTAATTACTATATTTATAGTAAGCATAACAAATAAATAATATAATATGAAAACTTATAAAATATCAGATATTAGCATATATCCTTTTAACGAAAACGGAAAGAAATTTGTTGAAGAAATTAGATGCTACCTAAATACGAATGAAAAGTTAACCGAAAGAATTAATAACATTTTCGATAATGGCTGCCATTCACAATTTCACGATGTTTCAAATAATGGTTGTGAAAAAATTGGTGGATGTATAATAAATTATAGGAAAATTTTAAAGCGATATCTTTTTAAAACCCATGATAGATGGCATGAATGCTATAGCATCAATAAAACAAGCATACGCAAAATTTATAGCGGTGTAACCGAAATAGTAGAACTTAAAAGTAAATAATTAAAAATTAAAATGATATGAAAACGAATACATTAAAATATACAGTAGTAAAATCTTTCCGTGAAAAAGGTATCACCTATAAAGTAATAACAACCATTAAATTGCATGATGAATGTAAGAACGGTACGTGTTCATGGAGTATAACGGGCATACTCCAGCAAAAGAAAGGAAACGGACGTTTTTACGATATTGGGCACGGTTGCATCCATGAGGAAATATTAAAAGCTTCTCCAAAGTTGAAAATGTTTGTAGACCTTCATCTATGCGATTGGCGTGGTACACCATTATATCCAGTTGAAACTGGATATTACTTTTTACAAAAAGATAAAAATCAAGCAAAGGAATATTTGCGCGTAACTGATGAAGAAATGGGAATTTTGTCAAAATGTGACAACAAAGAATATTTTAAATATCAATTGTTTGCACTTGGTATTGTGGAAAGATGGCAAGCAGAAAGCAAGAAAGCTATACAAACACTGGAAGAATTAACGGGTGATGTTTGGGTTAATCCATATAAGGAAAGCGAAGAACGCCATAGATTTGTTTTAAGCGATGAAGAACGCGAAGAAATGGAGGGGAAAATATTATCTGGATATTATACGGAAAGTGCGATACAAGAACGTAAAGAAGCTGAAAGAATCGCCAAAATAGAGAAAAGAAAAAACGAAGTGATTAAAACCTTTGAAAAAATAATAAACAAAGCAACAAAAGAAAAAGATGTAAAATTAGCTATATTAGGGGCTGGATTATTATCAGATAATTATATCTACTATGTTGAAGGTAATAATGTAGTTTTCAATTATTATAGCTATCACGACAAAGTAACAGAAGAAGAATATAATAACATGCTTAAAAATATAGACTATTCTCTATTGCCGGAAGGAATTAAATTTGAATTCAAATAATAATAATGGAACTATGAGTATAACAGATTTTTATAACGGACGCTTTGTTAGCGGTAAAATATTAAAGCGTGATTATCGCATTATATGGCAACGAATTGTAATAGCTACAGCCGCTTTGTGTGGAATGTTCATTTTTATGATGGCTATTCAGTTAATGTGTTGGTTATCTAATTTGTGTAACTACGTTTTTAGGTAATAGCATGAAGTTAATAACGAAATTTAAGCCCGAACTAAAAGAGTTTATAAGCCTGCAAGGGTTGAATATCAATGATACAATGAAGGCAGTGAGAAACGGAAATCTGTTTATTTATAAGGCAGAAACAAAGCGCGAAATATTGTATCATGGTATTACTAATTTAAAGCACCCGTATATATTATCAGAGCATAAGCTTCCATTATAACAAAAAGTTATAACTGTTTTGGTAATATATATAATATATATAATATATATAATATAACAATAAAGTAGTGTATGAAAACTTATAAAAATTTTGAAGAAGACTTTGAGAAGGCAAAAGCAAACATGGAACTTCTGGAAAACATTGTGTCTGTAGGCATTCCAAAGAAACAAGCGGTTTACTTTAATAGCATATCAGTAGATAGCAAGTACAGCATGGGACAAAGAACGTATCTACACGTAGGTGATAAATTGGTGCATTGCAATGATGAAAGAAAGTTTTATGTAGGGCACAACAAATTTATTGAAACACACGGAAAAATAGTTGTCCGCTTCAACAAAGGAGAATTTAAAAAGTATATGGCTATGTGCGAAGAAATGTATAAAGCCCTTGCAATAGAGGCGAACGCATCTAAATATATTTCTTTAGTGGATAACATAAAAGACTTTATAAAGCCTAATATTGACCTTAAAAACAGCCAATTTAACAAGAGCAAGGGAATAGGGTGTGTTTACATAGAAAAACAATTTGTATAACTTCTAAATATTAAAAACTATGGCATTAATAATAATTATCGGATTTATTGGCTGTTTGTTGTCTGGAGAACTCATTAAATTAGGCAGATAATGGGAAAGTTCGTGCTTCTACTATTGGTGTGGGATATTGTGGCTTTATTTGCCATCATACTACGTCCTAACTTCAAATATAGTAGTGATGTTATCAATTGGCTTATAGCCGGAATAGCTTTGTCTGTAATAATAATAATCAGTTAGTAATAAGATGGATAAATATGTTTACTACCTTCGTGTATCAACGAATAAACAAGGGGATAGCGGTTTAGGGTTGTCAGCCCAAGAAAAGACTTGTATAGACTATATTAATAGCAAAGGTGGAATTATTTGTGGTAAGTTTGTAGATGTGGCTTCGGGAAAAGACTGTTCCCGTGTGGAGTTGTGGAAAGCTATAGAGTATTGCAAAGCTAATAGTTGCACCCTTGTAGTGGCTAAATTGGATAGGCTTTCAAGAGATGCCGAGTTCGTTTTTCATGTAGTAAATACGGGCATAGATATATATTTTTGTGACCTTCCAGTAGTAAATACTATGGTATTAGGTATCTTTGCATCCGTTGCACAATACGAACGCGAACTAATTAGCAAACGTACAAAAGATGCGTTAGCAGCAAACAAGGCACGCGGCATATTATCCGGCACAGCTAATAGCAACTATCGAATTGACGAAGAAAGTAAGAAGCAAGCAAGTATAGCAAGTGCAAGAACGCGAAACAGAAAAGTAGTAGAAAGTGCTGAGTTCGCTTGCTTTTGTAGAATCCTACGAAAAGTTATACCTATACTGAATGAAAATTCTACGGATGAAGAACTATTCTTTTTAAACTGGACTAAATACCGTACAAGTTTTGTACTTTCCCAGTATCACAAAGCGGAAATAAAGGAACTCATGCAGGAAGCTAATAGGAACAACAATAAATTGTTTATCGGCATTGACTTTACGAATGCTAATTTTTATCAGTATATTAGTAGCCGCGTACAAGCTACGTTCAATTCAATTTCTAAATACAAAGAATATAATAACCTATAAACTAAAAGGATATGAGAATACTTCAAATTGCCCTAATAACACAAAAGGGTAACGTCTTTAACGTAAAGATGCAAATAGACGAAATTGTCTTTGAGAGTAAAGAAGAAGTAAGGGAAAAACTACTTTCTGTATTTGCCAATAGGCAGGATGCTGTAGTAGACGTTGTAATTCATTCCATACAAGACGAATTAGAGCTTTCCGACTACTCCAATGAGCAACTTAAAGCAGAACTAAAAAGAAGGTCAAATATCGCGCGTATGAAAGCTATTAGAGAAAAGCCCAAGTATTATTATTGGGAAGGTACTATAGTTGATATTCTGAAGCGATATAATAGGTTTGCCAATTGGAAATTTAAAATAGATTCCGAAGAACTGGCGGCAAATGAAAATTTTTCGTATCTGAATAAATGGCATGGTTTTGAAATGATAAGCGGTGCTTTCAATATGACAACTGCACCAAAAGTTGGGGATAGGGTCAAATTAAGGTATCGTGTAGTAAAAAGTCATTTTCGTTCCTATAGAGATTCTAAAATTGTATCAGTAATAGAACGGGCTGACTTGTCAAATGAAACAGTAATAGCAGGCAGTGAATTGTAAACTAAAACTATAAAGAGATGAAAGCAATATTAATAGCAACCAAAGAAACAATTGACGTAATAAAGGCTGAGGAATATACCAACATTTACGTAACAGAGGATGGCAGTCAGTCCTTCTTAGGTGGTGAACTTATTCTTCTTGATGAAGTGAAGGAAGAAGCAAAAGAACGGGATTGGGAAGAGGTTAGGATAAATGCTGCAATAGCAACAATGCAAACACTTTTAAATAATCCACAATATGAGAACAAATCAATAATAGCCATAGCTGACATGAGCGTAAGTATGGCTGATGTATTGGTTAAAAAGCTGAAAGGAGAATAACTATGTAAAAGTTGAGGTATGAAACATATATTGGATTGGTATAATGAAAATACTCCTCAAAATGAGGATGAATACGAAAAAGGATGCTTGACAAGTGCTGCAATAATAGCAATAATCTTCATAGCATTAACAGTAGCAATAATAAATATTTGATTTGAAAATGGAAAAACAACCGATTAGCATACAAGACGTGATACAAGAACTTCGCGACTTGTTCAGAGTTACAAACAGAGGATTTTCAAGTGAAATAGACGGGATATTCTTTATTGACAAAAGGCAATATTCCGCATCCGAGGTACACATGAAGCTTGAAATGTACTTCAATGACAAGTATATAATCAACGGACTTTGTAAGATATATCCGAATTGTGTGACTTATACACGATTTGAGATTAAGAGCATCGACAAGCTGATACCTAACTATAGACTCATGGGAGGTTATACTCCCGAAAAGGAGGACTGAATTATGGCGAAGAGTATATTTACTCCAATGGAGAAGTTCAACGAAATTTTGGCAGCCTATAAACTTAAATCGAGTAATATCGGAGAGTATGAGGGAAAGCATATCAGAGTATTCCACAATGAGAAGAAGCTGTTTGATTACTACCCATGCCGGATGAAGCTATTTGACTACCATAATTGGCATCAGCTAAGTTATCCTATGCACGGGAACAAGGATTGGGAGAAGGAACTAAGAACAATAATCGAAAAACTGATAAAACAATGAAGAAGTTAGTAATGACATTGATTTGCTTGCTTTCACTGATGGCAAGTATGCAGGCGCAAACAGATTGGAAGAGCCAGCTTAACTATTTGTATGGTACATGGACTGTACAGTATATACAAGACCGTAACGATAATGTAAGCACACCGCCAAACTTGGTGACAATGAAGTTCAACCGGGATATGACTTGTATTATAACCCAAGACGGACATAAGATACAAGGCACATTCAAAGCGGAACAATTCATGCAAGGCGAGTTTGACTTGTTTACTGGACTTTTTGTACAAGCATATTCTAACAAAAGCAAGAAGACAATACTGTACTTTCAAGTGTACGATATAAACAACAGTAAAGGAGTTATCAGCGTGCCAGAAGTCAAAGAGTATTGGCAGATAAAAAAGAACCTATTTGAGATAGATGATTAATAATTGTTAATAGTTTGACTTGTTTTTTGGAAGTTTCAAAAATAACAGCGTTCTTTGCATTGCAATCGAGAGGTAGAAGTCTCGGTGATAAACGATATTAGGATTCAATAGCAATTCAACATATAGCTTACATTGGCAACTTCTACCTGCAAACGTGCAGCCTGCCAGTGTATAGCAAATCTAAAAGCACTGGGAGTTTTCTCGGTGCTTTTTGCTTTTTTGTAGTCCTGCCATTCGGAGCAAATATATAAACTGCATAGAAGAGGTCGTACAAATGCAGCCAGTCGGGGATGTGATAGAACAACTGGGTACGAATGTTGAATAGTAACATAAATGGTTCTAAGCTGCTTATCTATTCTGTGTTGCAGCACGCTTGAAAAGGTTCAGTTTATGCTGGTTAGCTTAAAAGCGTTCCCCGAACAAGAATAAAATCTTGCTTAGGGGACTTTACGCACGTAGGTTTGTTTGTCTGGTTAACTTATTATTTGTTTTATATTTATAACTATAATATTATGAAACTATATGTTGGATATACACAAGAGCAGATTGAATGGATTAGAAAGCACGCTTTAGATGATAAGTATAAGGCATGGGTAGAAGGAAAACGCTACGACTTCAAAGCCAAGCGCAAGAAGAAGAAAAAGAAGCCTACTACTAATATCAAACCTAAAAGTAAGCCAATACCCAATAAGCCAAAAAAGAAGAAGGAACGAATACCATACCATTTGCAACTTCAAGACAAAAGATGGTTGAAGAGGAGAGAAGAAATATTTGCTGTTAAAGGCAAGGTTTGTAGTCGGTGTGGTGCAACTGTTAATTTGCATATTCACCATCTTAGGTATCTTCATGGTAAGATGGCTTGGGAATACAAAGACAAGGATTTGGTTGTTCTATGTGACCATTGTCATAAGGTTGCACACTGTATAGACTTGGATGAAGAGTTTAATGCTATTACTAACTTTTAAATACAAATGATATGAAGATTATATTTTTAGACATTGATGGAGTTGTTTCTACTCATCGCTACCAATGGAAACTTGACCCCGAAAAAATGGAATTGATAAAGAGGATATGTGATGCTACGGATGCTAAGATAGTGATTACTTCTTCTTGGAGGGGATATAACTTGAAACAGACCATAGAGAATTTGGTTGACTTGGAGAGAGAAGCAGGAAACCAGCCTTTTTTATATCCGGAACTTATTGTTGGCTGTACTGATAGAATGTATTCCTTCAAACATGGAAATAGAAATACTCATTTTACACTTCCTCGCGGTTGCGAAATAGAACGTTACTGCTTTGAGCACGAAGAAATTGAAAGCTATGTTATTCTTGATGATGATTCGGACATGCTTCTTAAACATAAGGACAAGTTTATTCAGACCAATGCCTTATTGGGTATTTCCGAAGAAGATGCAAAGAAAGCCATCGCTATACTGAAAGGCAAGAAACGTGTTTCGACAACAAGTAAAACGTTTGATGTCCGTGCCGACTTGTCCTATGTCAGTGAGGAACTGAAAGATTCTTGGAACATTTGGCTTGACTACAAGGACGAAATCAAGAAGCAGTACAAGACGGAACGAGGTGCAAAGATGATGTATTCCAAGTTAGAAAAGTATTCTGATGGCAATTCAATTCTTGCCAATGCCATTGTTAACGAAGCCATCTGCCATAGCTGGGACGGATTTTATTCTTTATCCGACAAACAGAAAGATTTTTTCTTATCGGATAAAAGCCCTTATAGGAGCGAAAATTCCAATTCTTCCTACATAGCCAAGAGATTGCAGGAGTTGGACGGGAAAATCGAAAAATACAAGTGATATAACATTAAATGAAGAATATTATGAAGCGTAGGGAGTTAAATATTGGAGATATTATTCAAGTCGGGTATAATCAAGTCAAAGTTGTACGTGATGAAAAAGTTTCATGTGATGCTTGCTATTTTAGACCGATTTGTGCTAAAGATTATGAAGCATTAGGATGGAAACAAGAAAACTTTGGATTTTGTTCTGAAAATGAGAGATTAGACAATGTAAATGTTCATTTTGAATTAGTAGAATGATATGGAAGTAAAGAGTGGAAGAATGTTTGAGAAAGAGATACTTCCTTTTATGGAAGAAATGATTATGCAAAAGCTCCGTACATATAACGTATATAGCATAAATGAGTACGAAGACATACGGAAGGCGGTGAGATATTCAATAAGGTTTTGCAAGAAAAATAAAATTGTTAGATATGGAAGTAAAGAACGGAATAATAATTGACGGAGTGCTACATGAGGCAATAAATCTTAGAACAATTATTTGCTATTGCGATAAATGCTCTTTGTTTTACACTTGCCGCAAATGCTTAAAGGAGGACTGTTTGTGTAATATTTTTGGATTAAGTACAAATAATAGAATACGTTTCATCAGCCGTGGCAAAGTGACTAACATAGAAATAGAGGAAACAAAATGAAAAATCAAGTTCTAAATATCAAGCAAATGCAGCACCTAAAAGAATTAGGTGTTGATATAAGCAAAGGAAGCATGGTTTGGTTGCCATATAGAGAAATGAAAGGTTCTCCCGAAATACCAATAGAATTATGTGATAAGTATTATCATCTGGAATTTGCTTATTCGCTAAGACCTATACTACCAGAGGAAGAAATGTTATATACTTTTACATTGCAGGATATTATCGAAATGCTTCCACGCAGCATCCAACCTAATCTGAATGAAGGAACATATTATCTTAACCTATATTATTATGACGAGTTGTGGGTAGTAGATTACCTGAATAATGAAGGTGACGGAAGTTGGTTTACTACAACATCAGATGATAGCTTTATCAAAGCTGCCTACCAAATGCTATGTTGGTGTGTAGAAAATGGATATTTGAAAGGAGGTGAGAAATGACAATACGAGATTTAGCGCATTTATTGCTTACTGCACCAGATTTAGATAGAGATGTAAAGATATCCACCGGAGGCTATAAATCTCATATTACAAGGGTGGAATTTATAGAAAACGGTGAGTTTCTAATTGGTTCAAACGGGTACAACATGGATAAGGTTACAGTAACAACTGAAATTGAAGTAAAATCTCCATACGATGAAGAACCAAAAATATTTTAACGATAAATAGAGGAAGCAGAAAATGAAGGGTAATATATTTGATAAAATCAGAAAAGCATCTAATAAATATATAGAGTATATGATTGCTTGTGATAATGTAGCCAAAGAAGCACAAAAGCATATAGATTGGAACAATGATGTTTCGTGTGAATATTATCCCGGTGATGGAATATGTGTAATGATAGAAGCGCATGTTTGTCCTGCCAAAATATTTTTTGATTTGGTAGAAGAATTGGAAAACGGTATGATTGAGAAGAACACCTATATGGAAAATTGCATTTAACATAAAAGTAGAGATATGGATATAGCTCCTATTATATTGAAGGATAATCTATCTAAGGAACAGATAGAATATCTACAGAAACAGAAAGCGGAATATAAACTAAAGAATAAAGTTAGATGTGTTCCGGGTCATACATTATTTTCTTTCAATCAAAAAACGAAAGAAATAAAGAGGGCTGAAATTGTTAAGGAAGTATCTGTAGGGTTGAATATGAAACCAGTAACCACTTCTAAAACAGTCATTGAACCGGATTGCTATTATGAACAAGCCTTAAATGAGAAAAATTTTAGGAAAAGACTAAAAAGAATTGGATTGATATAATTACTAAAACATAAAGTTATGAAAACAGAAAATATGACATTTAGTGAAGCCCTTGAAGCGATGAAGCAAGGGTACAAGGTGAAAAGAGCGAGTTAGACTGCTGGCTATATTTATTTGAAAAACAAGGATATTGTTTATGATGATTGTGACAATAAGTTTGATGGTGTCAGTATAGACTATATCTTTGCTACTGATTGGGAAATATACAACGAGCCAAAGCCCGAACCGAAGTTTGAAATTGGGGAATTGGTTATGATGCGAGATAGGATTGATTTAAAATGGTTTCCAGAACATTTCGCCCATTACGAACCAAAGAAAGAAGTTCCATATATGGCAATAAGCGGAAGAGATTATGTGCAATGTGCCAAATTTGATAAAGACATAGTATTCACCAATAAACCAGCAAAGTTATGATACAGAAAGCAGAATTTGAAAAGTTGCAGTTTGGGGACAAGCTTGCACAAATAACTGAGAATGGAGAACTTTACACCTATAAATACATAGGTCGTGACCCCGGATGGGAAAACGGGTATGCCTTTTTGAGTGGTGGAGATGGTAGTAGTGCATTACATTACAACCGTGATTTTATAAATAAGTTGTTCTTTTATGATTACTATTCTGAGATAAAGAATATAGCAGATGTAAGGAAAGCACGATATTATCGTCAATGGCTGGAAGAATATGAAGGGAGGGTTAACAAGTAATGGATATACATGTAATGAAGCCGGAAAACCAGATACTCATTGTAGACGAAAAGGAGTTTTACCGGATAAAGAAAAAGGCTGAAATGATAGACAGCGAAATAGAAGCAATGGTGGAAAAGCGTTTTTTGGAATACGTGAAAGATAGCGGTATCAAACTTTCCTACGAAGTGAATGGAATACCTTATATATTTCATTATGATTTGTTGAATGAATTGAATTATGAAGAGAGGGGTTATCCGGAATCCGTGTCAGAAAGGGTGAAGCATACTATCGCAGACGATATAACCGAGGCTTTGAATGATAAGCTTAAGGGATTGAAAGACGAGGCTTTGAATTATGCCTTAAGTGAGTTTGACAAACGGAAGCACGGTTTAGAGGCTACTGTAAAAATATGGAAATATTTCGCATTAATCTTTATCATTACGACCATTGTTCTAACAATTAGACTATTTATACAGCTATGACAGAAGAATTTGTAACATTAGAGACAGCGAAGCTACTAAAGGCGGCAGGATTTAAAGAAGATGTTAGTAGCTTTTATGAATTGGTGTATAAAGGAGGTAGTGGTCCTGAGTATGAGATAGATGAAAGCTACGATGCCCAGAATTATAATACAGACGTTTACTCTATCTCTGCTCCAACTCAATCCATTGCCCAAAAGTGGCTGCGTGAAACCAAGAACCTACATGTACTCTCTACTCCTAAAGTAGTAGAGAGTTATAATAAGATAGGAGAAGTCGTTAAAACCGAAGTAGAATTTTATTATTGGGATATATATGTCGTTGGCAGCAATAAACATAAACATATCATCCAAAATTGCTTCACCAATCAATTTAATACCTACGAGGAAGCACTTGAAGCAGGAATTAGAGAAAGTTTAAAACTTATATGATTATGATACAAGAAATAAAAATCGGAGAAGTTTTTGAGTATAATGGTATCAAATTGAAGGTTAGAAAAATGTCGCCTTGGGGAGAATGTAGAAAGTGTTTCTTTTTTAAAGAGGGTAATGTAACATGTGGCGGTCCTAAATGCGCCGCTTATGAAAGAAAAGATAAAAACTATGTTTACTTTGAAAAAGTGGAGGAGGGTAAATAATGCACCAGTGTGACTATTGTTGTTGGTATAACGAAAGATACGGGAATTGCGATTGTCCGTATGTAATGAAGAAGTTGTCTTGTGATAAAGCTAAAAAGGAGAAAGAAAGGAGTGAGAAATGAAATTAAAACATCCATTAGATTGGTATAACGAAAACACACCATCGGAAGATGAAGAATACGAAAAGGGATGTCTATCTATCGCCTTGATAGTAGTAATCATTTTCATTGCATTAACGGTTGTAATTTTATCTTACGAATTATGAAATCAAAACAAGTATTATCAATTGAGCAGATGAAGCACTTGCAGGAGCTTGGATTAGATGCAAGCGATGCAAGTATGTGTTGGCATGATGAATGCTACCCAAATATATCAGAAGATATGAAGTATAATTATGGACGATGCTATCTAAAACTTGGGAATTTAATTGGCTGCTTTCCTACTTATACTTTGCAGGATATCATACAGAAGTTACCGCCTTCTATCAATATATGTATGCTGCATATATATCCTGCTGCTGACTTGTGGTATTTCGTGTACATGGATTCTTACACCCGTACTATTCTAAGCACGAAGTATAGTCCGGATATTATGAATGCAGCCTATCAGATGTTGTGTTGGGTGATTGAAAACGGACATTTAGAAACAAACAAGTAATGATATGGAACGAATAGTAGAATTAAGAGGATTAGAAGGAGTATATTGTAGTGATGTAGTTCATGCTTATATGTCTTGCAATGCAGAAGACGTTCAAAAAGCTTTGGAGATTGGGATTCCATGTACTGGAGCAAATGACTACGGAGCGTATAACATCTATTTTGACGATTACGGAAGAATATGTTTTGAATATATGCAACGTTGTGCAACAAGAGAATACAGATACGTTGAATCAATAGAAGAGGCTATAGACTGGATGAATAGATTTATGAATAATGGAGGTTGATTATGGGTAAATATAGATACAGAGAAGTAAAGAACTATATCCACAACGAACTAAAGTTGACTAAAGAGGATATAAAGGAAATTATGGTTCCAATTGTGAAAGAGGAGGTTAAACGTATCTTTCAAAACACATATGGAAACGACGTTGATATAGAGAGGTGGGTTCGTTGTATGGTTTCCAACGAGATACAAAGACATGGTGATTACTCTATGATAAGGAATTTGTGCAGGGAGATAATTAAGGAAGAAATTGCCGATAGGTTGTCAATTGATATAAGTCTTAAAAAGAAAGAGGGGTAAAATATGCAGGACGAAATTTCTTGGAACGATAATACCTATTATGAAATTTATAATCCATATAGTGATATTTCTCCTTTAGAACCGTGTGATGCACCCAAAATGAGAAAATATCGCCCAAAAGATGATAGGTGCACAAACAAGCAGATTGCGAAACGCAGGAAGAGAAACAAGAACCGTAAAACACATGGAGGTTATGGTTTTATAGCACCTATATGTAGAGATATTCTTAAGAAAGAAATAGTTGATAAAATATCAATAGAGGTAAATATAAAAGATAAATGATATGGAAATAAAAGGGAAAGTACATTGCTTCTTTGAACAAAGCGCAACATTCCGTGACGAGTTTAGAAAACTTGGATATGAATCTTTCGATTATGATATACAAAATTCATTCGGAAAGACAGACTTTCAGATTGATTTGTTTAAAGAGATTGAGAATGCGTATGATGGAATGGATAGCGTGTTCGACAATATAACAAAAGATGATTTGATTATTGCATTCTTTCCTTGCATTTACTTTGAGAACCAAAAGATGATGTATTTCTCTAATGATAGTTTAAACATCAAAAACAAGACATTATCAGAGAAACATCAAATCATACTTCAAATGATAGATATTAGGAACTACTTTTATACGGTATTGTATAAGATGTTCTTTGTGTGTGAAAGAATTGGATTAAGAATCGTATTGGAGAATCCAGCAACACAACCTAACTTCATCTTATTCACTCAAAATTTCTATGTAAAACCTACCATTATTGATAACAACAGGCTGCTACGAGGTGACTACTTCAAAAAGCCGACCGCATATTGGTTCTTTAATTGCGAACCTACAAACGGGCGAAGCTATCAGAAACCAAAAGAGACTAAAATAGTTCAGAATTGCAAGCAAGGTAAGAGTGCCGGTATATGTTCGGAAGAACGTTCTCTTATATCACCGGACTACGCAAGGAATTTCATTTGCGACTTCATACTTGGGAAAGTTCAAAAACTACACAACTTGATTTATTTAAATAAGAGGGAATAACTATGAATGAAGAACTTTTAAAATTAGCATATCAATCCCTCAAACGTCAATTTGACAACATTAGCAAAGATAGTTGGATATGGACTGATTTCTTTGAAGATGAAAAAGTGGGATTTGATTACTTCAAAAAACAAATTGAACAAGATGAAGATTTTGCCTGCCTGCAAGACGAGACATATTACTTGGACGAGGATTTAGACGAACTGGCATATGATATAGCTTATGAAATTGCTTTAAAGTTGAAAGAAAATGATTTTTTTCATCAATGTGAACAATGTATGTTAGAAACTTATAGAATTGAATAATTATGGACGAGAAATTTAAAAAGAAATACGGTATCTACGATGGTATAGATACAAGCACATTCAAGCATATCCCCGAAATTAGTTTCTACAATAACAACTATTTCGTGGGCTTAAAGAGAGATAAAAATGTAACAAATGACCTACTTTTCGCACACAGTGATGATGATAACCAAACAGACTGGTATGTTTTAAATGGAAGTTTTGCTACATATATTGGCTACGAGTTTACAGACAAGGGAGTAATTAATCTTAGTGATGAACCATTTACTTAATGATTATGAAATATATATTTTCTAAAATTCATATTTATAGGTGCTTACCACCATATAGGAAATGGTACAGCATAACGACTGATAGCGGAATAACTAAAGACAATATTGTAATTGTTGGTAAAAAGCGGTTATTGAAAGTCGCCTTTGCATTGATACTTATGGCTTTATTTAATAAAAGAACCACTATAACCAGATGATTATGGAACAAAAGAACATAACTACTGAATGGCTTAGATTGGAATTTTATAAATGCAATCATGCCAAGTACAGAAAGTATGCTGATGAATGGCTGAATAACCTTACTGACGCTCAGATAGAGGGATTTGAAAGACAGCGTATAGGACAAATTGATAAATCGAAATGCGAGTTAGGCGCAAATTGTCTGACGAAGAATTGAAGGGATGCAGATACCCTTATCCTTACGACACTGAATATCTTACTTTAGAATTTGATGATATCGGAGTGTCAGACAAAGTGTTATGTTTAGGTGTAACTTCTAAAAATTATTGATATATGAGTAAAATAAGACTAATACTTCGATTTCTGTTAACTCCTTTATGGCTCGCTATATTCATAGTCTATCTGCCAATATGGTATATACAAATGAGTTGGTACTATTTCAACTTTGGGGATTATTGGGATAGCTATTTAGTTTTATGGGATAGAGTAATGTTATCTCTAAAACTTAAAAAGAAATATTGATATGGAAACCCAAACGATTCAAATAAGAGGAGATAATGATGCAATAGCATACATTAATTTTGTAGATAGGGATTTAGCTGTATCTATCGTATATGGAGATAATCAGTACGATTTCACCATTGAACCCATTACCCTAAAAGCATTGGCATACGCCTATAAACTACATTGTGAAGAATGTGACGAAAAATACAATAAGTTATGAAAGCAAGAATAAAAGAAACCGGAGTTTTAATAGATGTAATTCCGAGAATAAATATCAATGCGCTATATAACGGAGATAACCTATATGTATGTGATAATAAGGTTTTCAGAGAGTGTGAACTTGATTTTTTAAATCTTGGAAATTCAGCCATTGATTGGGAAAAGCGACGCTACGAACTGGCGAAAGATTATTCTACAGAGTTTGTTAAACTACAGCATAAAAAGGGTATAACTGAGTGCGGCATACTATATCCAGATGTAGTATCATGGTCTGTAGAACTTGCTGACGCACTAATAAAGAAACTGAAAGGAGAATAACTATGGGATTTACAACACCGTGCTTTATACGAAAGAATACGCCAGAGCTTAGAAAGAAGCTGGAAGAGTTGAGATATAAACTACTTAATTCTGGTGATACAACTTTAGATGCACATAATTATGATGGCAAGGGAAGTCATAAAAGTATTGAAGAAGGAAGAGCAATCATTACATTCTATGGGAATTTATATGGGGTGATATATAATGTAGATACTGTCACCAAGAAAGGAAGGGTCGATTGTGGAGCTAATGAGTTCTTGTTTCTTGCCATTGCTGCATTGAGATATGATACAGACGATAGCCAATGGTTCACGGATGGGGAAGATTGGTTCTTATGCCAATATCTGAAAGTAGGAATGCACTACCAAGACAAACCGGAAATACTATTTGATAAGTGGCATAAAGCCTCCGTGGACGAACTGATTGAACACTTTAAACAATAACAGCATGAGAAAATATAGAATTGAAAACTATGGCATTTATAAGAACATCTTTGATGTACAAATGAATACTTGGTGGTGCGGATGGATTACGATAAAAACATTCGTAGCAAGCGATATTTGTACTGATAGTATTGATTATGCAAAAGCCTGCGCACAAGAACTATTGGATAAACTAAGGGAGGAACTACCATGAATGAAATAACTATTAGACAATGGTATGACACCTTTAAATCGGGTGAAGAATTGGTCGAAGTTCGTATAGTAGACAATGCTTATAAACGAACTTATTCCGGCTACTTTACTGATGTAAACACCCTGCTCAACGAAATTAGGAAGTATGACAACTGTAACATCTACTTCACATTGAATGCCATCAATCCAGCATGTTATGACAGAGAGCAGCATGATAGGATTGTTACCAAACCAAAGTCAACTACTTCTGACAATGACATTGTTGGAAGAGATTGGATATTGATAGACATAGATACTAAGAAGCCATCAGACACAAACTCAACTGATGAAGAGAAGGAGATGGCGAAAGAAGTAGTCAACAATGTATTCAAGTTCCTACGGGATGAAGGTTTTGAAAAACCAGTAGTATGCGATAGCGGCAATGGTTTCCATCTACTGTACAAAATAGCCATGAAGAATAGCAATGAGAATACTACAATCTGTAAAGAGTTCCTGCAAGTTCTTGATATGCTATTCTCTAATCCGAATGTAGAAATAGATTGTACTACACATAATGCAAGCCGGGTATGCAAACTTTATGGTACATTTAGTCGAAAGGGAAGTAATACCAAGAAGCGTCCTCAAAGGGAAAGTAAGATACTAAGAATACCAGATGAAATTAAAATAACTCCAAACGAATACTTTGCCAAAGTTGCTGCCATGCTCCCGAAACCGGAACAACCGAGCAAAAGCAATTACTACAGCAATGAGAAGTTTGACTTAGAAGCATTTCTAAATAAACACCACATTGCGGTGAGAAACATTGTAAGGACATCATCATTCACAAAGTACATACTTGACGAATGCCCATTCAATAGTTCACACCGTGCTCCGGATTCAGCAATCTTTGAGATGTCGAATGGAGGACTTGGCTTTAAATGTCTGCATTCAAGTTGTTCTCAATATACATGGAAAGACTTTCGGTTGAAGTTTGAACCGGATGCTTACGACCACAAGGAATACCAAAGGCATGAACATAAGATGCAATACTATTCTCAACAAAAGAAAGAACCTTTTGTATCAAAGAAGGAGGATTCCGCTAAGGGAAAGAAGTGGCTGGCTATGACTGATGTTCAATATGTGGATATGAGTAAGATGGCTTCAATCCCAACTGGATATAAGGAACTTGACAAAAAAATCATTGGTTTATTGCTTGGAGATGTGACTGTATTGTCTGGCGGCTCTGGTGCGGGAAAAAGTAGCTGGATAGATTGTGTTGCTCTGAATGCTATACAAAGAGGATATAAAGTAGGAATATGGTCGGGAGAGTTACAAGACTTTAGATTTCAAAGTTGGATAAATCAAATTGCCGCTGGTAAAAATTATGTATGCAAGAGAGAAGGCTTTGAAAATTATTACTATGCTCCTAAAAATATTTCCAATCAGATAAGTAATTGGTTAGAAGGCAAACTATTCCTTTACAACAACAATTATGGAAGTAAATGGCAACAACTGTTTGCTGATGTAAAAGAGCTTGTAGACAAAGAAGGTGTACAGCTTATTGTTCTTGATAACTTGATGGCATTGCAGATTGACAACTATGAAGGTGATAAATATACCCAGCAAACTAAGTTCATCAATGACTTAAAAGAATATGCTAAAGCTAAGAATGTGCATGTGCTGTTAGTATGCCATCCAAGAAAAGAAGGTATATTCCTACGAAAAGAAAGCATATCTGGCACAGCAGATTTAACTAACTTAGCTGATTCTGTATTCATCATACATCGAATAGGAAAAGACTTTGAACAGAGGGCAGGGGAGTTCTTCGGCAAGGACAAAGTTCTGCCATATCTAAAGTATAACTCTGTAATTGAGGTCTGCAAGAACCGAAGCATGGGAGTGATAGACTTATTAGTAGGCATGTACTATGAGGTCGAATCCCGTAGACTTAAGAACGAAATATCGGAAAACATTGTCTATGGCTGGCAGGAGCAGCCAGCACAGTTGACATTTGAACCGACACCCGAATCTGATGTTTCTGACTTACAAGACATATATGACAATATGAGCAATCAATTACCGTTTGGTAGCGAATTGCAGGAATTACCTTTTTGATATGAACGAACAAGAAATCACAAACTATGTACTATCTCTTATTCCAAAGGAAGAAAAAGATAGGGTTTTCAAGCAGGAGTATTGTGCTATAGGAACAGATTTTATAGGCTTTATGGAAACATATTACTATCTATCAAAAATCATACCTAAAGAATATACTGTCTATGATTTTGGTTGTGCCTATAATCCACAATGCTATTTATTTCAAGACCATGCAAAATTTATTGCTGTCAATCCAGAAGAAATAGATGGCAAAGAAGTATTTAAAGCACCTAACTGTGATTTCTACAGAATGACTACTAAGCAATTCTTAGAAGATATATATGAAAAGAAAGAAAAAGAGTTCGCCATCTGCAATTATGTTCCTAATTGGCACAAGGAGAGAAGCATAGATTTGGTAAAACTGAACTTTCAGAATTGTTATACCTTTTATCCAAGTTAGTTGTGGAAAATAAAATCGAATTTACGAAAATAGAGCAGTATTTACCGAAAGAAGGCGAAGAAGTTCTATTCCTATGCGAAAATAAGATGATTTTTCATGGGGAATATCTATTAGGTAATTGGTTCATGTATTCGCCAGAATATAGTAGCAAAATTATAAGCAATATCTGCCCATTCAGAGTAATAGGATGGGTAGGAATAAATAACTTTATTTTTTAATCAATTAAAAGAATTAATCATGTTAGTACAATTAATGGAAGCAAAAGTTTCTTACGTGAAAATCAACGAAAGAGGCAAGCAAAAGAGAGTAACAGAAAAGTATCTTGTAAACGCTATGAGTTGCACGGAATGCGAAAAGCTGATGAATGAAGAACTGTCTATCTACCAAGCAGAAGAGTTTTCAGTTCTTGCAGTTGGACGGACGAACTTCCAAGAATTTTTGGGAGATAAGGACAAGGAGGACAAAAAGCTGTTTATGGTAAAGCTCAACTACATTACTCTGAATGACGATGGTGACGAGAAGAAGACACCTTGCATGTTGATTGTTGAAGCTGATACAACAGAAGAGGCAACAAACACTGTCAAAGAAGCTATGTCCGCTTCAATGGCTGATTGGAGAATCGAACGAGTTGTTGAATCTAACTATATAGATATCGTAAACTTGTAGTGGTACTTATATACAAAGTAAAGCTTAAATAAAGTAAATTATTTGCTTTTTAGTTTATAATATCTTATCTTTGTACTGAACTAAAGACGCATAATATGTTGAAAGCCTATAAATATAGATTGAAGCCTACTAAGGAACAGAGGATATTCTTTGAGAAATCCTTTGGATGTGTACGCTTTATCTATAATTGGGCTTTGGCAAAGCGGATAGAAGCCTATCAGAACGAAGGGAAACGAATAAATGCGGTTGACCTATGCAAGATGCTTACCGACTTGAAGAAAGAGGAAGGCATGGAATGGCTGAAAGAAGTAAGCAGTGAATGCTTGCAGCAGTCTATCCGGAATTTGGATAGTGCATTTACAAGGTTCTTTCGTGAGAAGAAAGGGTTTCCTAAATTCAAGTCCAAACACAAAAGCAGAGCAGCATATAAGGCTATCAACTCTGTAGAAGTAGACTTGGATAACAACCGGATTAAACTTCCTAAAATCGGATGGGTGAAGCTGTCTGAGAATAGAAAGTTTGAAGGAGATGTAAGGTCTGTTACGGTATCTAAAACCAAGACAGATAAATACTATGTCAGTGTATTGGTTGAGGATGGGAAAGAAATTCCATCTAAAGAACCAATAACTTATGAGGGTACAATCGGCATAGATGTGGGAATAAAGGACTTTGCAGTATGTTCCAATGGGGACGTATTTCAAAACCCTAAATATCTTGAAAAAGCTACTGACCGATTGAAGATAATTCAAAAGCGTTTCAGTAAATCCAAGAAGGGAGGAAACAGACATGAAAGACTTAGAAAGCAGTTAGCAAGACAATACGAGAAAGTAACCAACCAACGGACAGACTTCTTACACAAAGTAAGTACAAAGCTCGTTCGCGAAAACCAAGCGATAATCATAGAGGACTTGAACATTGACGGCATGATGAAAAATCACAAGCTTGCACGTTCAATAGGCTCTGTTGGTTGGGCTACTTTCTTCTCCATGCTTGAATACAAGTGTGAATGGTACGGAAAGACTTTAATTCGCATAGGTCGCTTTGAACCGTCTTCAAAGATGTGTGAGTGCGGATATATAAATAGAGAACTTAAACTTTCCGACCGCAAGTGGACTTGTCCCAAGTGTGGAACTACAAATGACAGAGATTTACTTGCAGCCCGAAACATTAAACGCTTCGGACTACAAGCACAGAATTT